TTATGCAGCCTTGACGCCAGACAGGAAGTCATCGACCTCCCTCCCCAAGGTGCTGGAATGGCGAGCGAGTTCCTGAGCAGAGCTGAGCACCTGCGAAGCGGCCGCTCCTGTCTCTCCCGCGCCCTTACGAACATCGTCGATATTGCCGGTTACCTGCTCCGTGCCACGCGCCGCCTCCTGCACGTTGCGGGCGATCTCGGCCGTGGCCGCCCCCTGCTCCTCCATGGCGGCGGCAATCGAGGTGGAGATCTGGCTCATCTCGGTGATCGTGCGGGCGATCTCCTGAATGGCCGCCACCGTCTGCTGCGTGGCCTGCTGCACCGAGCCGATCTGGGCCGAGATCTCCTCGGTGGCCTTGGCGGTCTGGGAGGCCAGCTCCTTCACTTCCGTGGCCACCACGGCAAAGCCCTTGCCGGCCTCGCCCGCCCGCGCCGCCTCGATGGTGGCGTTCAGCGCCAGCAGGTTGGTCTGGCCGGCAATGGTGTTGATCAGCTGCACCACGTCGCCGATGCGGCTGGCCGTGGAGGCCAGGTCCTGCACGGCCGCGTCGGTGCGGCGCGCGCCCTGCACGGCCCGGTCGGCAATCTGCGAGGACTGCGCCACCTGGGAGGCGATCTCCCGGATGGAGATGGACAGCTCCTCGGTGGCCGCCGCCACGGTCTGCACGTTGGCTGAGGTCTGCTGGGCGGCAGACGAGACGGTGACCGACTGCTGGGTGGTCTGGGAGGCGACCGCCGTCATGGTCTGGGCGGTGGCCTCCATCTCGGTGGCAGCCGAGGACAGACCCTGCGTCAGGGCCGACACGTTGCTCTCGAAGCGCCGCGTGATCTGGTCCAGCAGCTCCGCACGACGCATCTTGGCGTCAGCCTCGAGAGCTGCTGCCTCATCAGCCTGCTTCTTGGCAATCAGCGCGTCCTTGAACACCTGCACGGCCGCAGCCATACCGCCAATCTCGTCGGAACGATCCTTGTCCGTGACCTCAACACTGGTGTTGCCGTCCGCGAGGACCTTCATGGTCGCTGTCATCCGGGCGATCGGGTCAGCCAAGGACCGGGCGGCCAGCCATGCGCCGGCAAGAGCCAGCGCGAGTAGACCCGCGGCGACCAGCAGCATGAGTTGCCGAGCCTCCAGCGCGCCGGCAATCATCGCATCAGCCGGAACAGAGACAGAGAGAAGCCAGGTCTCCTTCACTCCTGGGAAGCCGATCGACATCACAGCTCGGTAGAGTTCGACGCCAGAGGGGCCGGTTACGGTCGTATCGGCAAATCCAGCCGCATCGATCTTGCCGGCCAGTTCAGTTAGCAGTTTATCCTCTGCCGGCTTGCCGAGAAGATTGTTGTCCTTGTGAGCAACCCACAGCCCTCCGGATCCGACCAGAGCTGCAGATCCCTCACCAAAGGGCTTCAGACCGCCGATGATTTCGGCAATCTTGTTCAGAGCCAGATCGGCTGTGACGATGCCGATCCCGTCACTTCCCCGCTTCACAACAGCGCTCACGGTCGTCATCAGGACGTCCTTGCCATTCACCGGATAGATGTACGGCGGCGTGATAAGCGTCTGCTTTTCCCGCAGGGGCTTCTCGTACCAGTTCTCGATGCCGGCCTCTTTCGTCATGACCAAGCGCTCGATCCCAATCGAGCGCTCAGGCGTCCAGAAGAAATAGGGGACAAAACGACCAGTTGTGTCAGAGTATTGATGCTGCCTGTACTCCGCATCACGTCCGTCAAGAGCATTTGGTTCAAAGGCCAGGGTCATGCCGACCAGGGCCGGTTGGCTTCTAATGATCCTGGTCATGACTTCGCCGAGTTCATCGCGATCAAGCTTGCGATCCGCGACAACGCCTTCCACGGCCGAAGTGGCGACACCTGCAGTCAGGATGGCTCGTCCGATCTCCTCCTGAACGACACTCCTATACTGGTTGAGCAGTGTACGGGCTGCTGAAACCGACTCAGTTCGGCTGGTGCTCATCATGATCAGAGAGCCAGAGAAGGTCAGAATGGCGCTTGCGCCAACAAAGCCAATGCCAGCCAGTAGAAGAACCCGGCTTTTGATCGATCGTAATTTGAAAGCCACGTGGAATGCCCCGAAAGCGCTGTGTTGGTATTGTTAGAGCAAGCGAAGCAAACTCAGACTTGAGGGACCGCCGCACTCAGCTCTTTTGGAGCCTCGCACCTGTGCGTTTTCATCCGGTTAACCTTAACGGCCCAAATTCCGTTTTTGTTGGATCCGACCTGCCGATGGTGTGACGGTGGAGCGGACGATACAGGGCTTCGGGTCAGCTGGGTGAGCTGCCGATAGTGCTGTGGTGAGCTTGGGTCCTAGCGCTTCCCGTCGCCTGGGCCAGTCTCCGCAATCAGAACACCCGGCTTGGGCTTCACGAGTGCTGATCCAGCGTGGCGCGCTGGTGGCCGGGGCGGAGGAGGGGGCATGCTGCTGGTTGAGCTTGCCTGAGCACTAGAGTTCTGTGGTGGGCGAGCAGCGGGTGAATTTGCGCTATGTGAGGGCTGAGCTGGACGTCTTTCTTGGGCCAGGCGAACGGCCTCATCCTGAGCCATTCTGAGCTGCTTTCGCAGCTGTGCGATCTCTGTCGTGGCGCTCTGAAGCTGCTCCTGTTCAGGTTGCAGCCGCATTTGAGCTGCCTGGAGATCGACAATTTGCTCCCGTAGCTGACGTTCGGTTTCAGCGGCGGAGTGCCCTGAGGCCACAAACATGCTCCATCCGGCAACTGCACCAAGACCTAAGACGATTGGCATGGCCCGTCGCCAATTCAATAGCTTAAATGCAAATGTCTGGATCATTGGAGCTCCTGCCGCACAGCCCCTTTGGCTGTGAACTTGATCTTCTGCTCAGATTGGCTGGGCCGTCGGAGCTCACCAGGCTGGCATCAACAGGTTGCAGGATACTACTGTTGTAGTAATTTATTGGTTAAGTCTCGGTCGTAGATGGGAACATAGACGCGTATTCGGTCAGGACTTCTCGCTCGTCTGAATGCAACCTTACGCAATCACGCAGACCCGTTTGGGAACGAGTTCAGGTTCCATAATCTATGTTCAACGAAATTCGTTTGTGACATGACTTTGTAGGTCATTGATCTCCAGTCAGATAAACTGAAGGAAAGTCTGCAAAATCCCTGTTTCGCGGACATTTCTCACATCTAGTGAAAAGCCTCTAATACATACCACCCATCGATCATTCAGGATCGTTGTGAGGTCAGTGATTCAGCACATGAACGTCGCACGATTTTGTGGGGCATGAGCACGTGGGAGGTTGACACTTTCACTGTGAACACGCGGTGAACTCCTACTGAACCCCTGATAGGTCAGAGGTTCCCATTCACCAGGATCACTGATGTTCGGCTCCAACTCGAGGCGCGTGCTGAACCACAGTAGCCGTGATGGCCGGTATGGAGCATGTTGGTCCAGCGGCCACAACCGCATCAGTGCTGGATCATGAACCTCTCGCGGGTGATGACCACCTGCTCCACGAGGCGGCGCAGGCTGCGGATCGAACCTGATCGCCAGTGCCGGCGCAGCAGATCGATCTCGCTTCCCGTGAGCGGAGCAGCCCAGCGCTCATCGCCTGTGCGCTCCCGGTAGACGGTGCGCAGCAGAGACGCGGCGAGAGCCTTCAGGTGCTCCGGTCCGGGCCGTGGCACCTCCACCACGTGCAATCGGTCGAGCAGCGGGCGCGACAAGCCTCTGGTCTCGTTCGCGGTCAGGATCACGCTCACCCCGGACAGATCCACCGGTACCTCGAGATAGGGATCGAGCAGGGCTGAGGCCCGAGCCGGCTCGAGTAGGCCCAGGAGGGAGCGCTTGACGTCCCCGTTCCGGTTCGAGCCGCCCGCCTTCTCAATCTCGTCTAAGATTAGGCCAGGGCCAGCGGTGCGATGGGCCAGGATCACGTCCCAAAGCAAGCTGGGGGCGCCGTTCGACCATTTTCTGGACGAGCCCATGACCATGGCGTCCGAGAGGGAGCCGCAGTCGATCACCCGGTGTGGGATGCCGAGCGCCTCCAGGATCAGGCCCGCGCCATAGGTTTTGGCAACGCCGGGCGGACCGACGAGCAGCAGGCGAAGCTGGACATAGGGCCGCGTGCCCACTTGGCGCAGCACGGCATCAAGGATGTTCTCCCAGTGCGGCAGCTGCCGCAGCAGGCGCGCTCTGACGGCCGCCAAGTCCGGCGCCGGCACGAGCGGCAGGGGCAGAGCCTCAATCGCTTCGAAGGCGTCGAGGGCCTGACGTGCCTCGCGCGAGCCGGCGAGCGGCAGCGCTGGCAGAACGACGCGCGTCATCCGGGGATCGGCTGGGGTGGCGGGCTCTTCGCTCACCTCCGGCACGGGCGAGAGCGCCTCGTCAGCGCTCTCGCTCTTGTCTTGCGGCTCGGGCCCAAACCCCACCGCCAGATCACGCACAATGCGGTGCGCGTCGACGAACGCCGCATGCAGCCCACCCGCGCCCCCGGCCCAGGCCTGCCAGCACAGCACGAGCCTGCGCAGCCGCTCGCGCACGAGCGGATCGACCGAGAGCGGGTCAAGCCGGTCATAAGCCTCGCGGATCCGGCTCACCACGGTGCAGGAGAACGAGGAAGCGCCGCGCTCGCGGACGGTGGCCAGCGTCAGGAACGCCACCTCCTGTGACAGGCGCGCCAGTCCCGGCGCGTCACGCTCCACCGCCCGCTCGGCCAAGAGCTGCGCCAGGCTCTCGCCGTCACCCCCGCCGCCGGCCCACTCCTGAGCAGCCTCGGCCAGCGCCGGCACGCCTTGTGTGATCATCCTGGCGATCTCCGGCTTGAGTACATACGGCTCAAGATCAGGTGCGAGCACCAGCTCGAGCAAGCGCGGCAGGGTTGCCGGAGCTTGGCCACGCGGGGTCACCGCTCCGGCGAGGTCCTCGAGCGCGATCCCCTCGTCGTGTGTGGGTGGGCGGCGCAGGGCTGCCAGGCGGCTCGGCGGGCGCGAGGAGCTGGTGACTTTGGCGTAGGGGTGCTTGGCCATGGGAGATCTCGATTGTGCTGTAGGGCGCAAAAGCAGAGTGAGGCAGGCGGGGAGCCGGAGCCCGGCTCCCCTGGTGTGCGTCAGGCGACCCGCAGGTGCGCCAGCGCGGAGGGCAGCGCCTGCAGGCCAGGGCAGCCGGCCTGCTCGAGCAGCTGGAGGCCGAAGTGCAGCACGAGGTCCAACTCCTTCGCTTTTGCCGCGCTGATCGGCTGCGAGGTAGGCCCGCAGCCCTGCACGAGGCGCACGGTGTCAGCCTGTTGGATCAAGGTGCTGAGCCTCTCCTGCAAGTAGACGACGTCAGTTTTCTCGAAGAGGTCGCTGGTCAGGATGTACAGGGTTTCGACAAAGGCGAGGTCCGCATTCCGGCGGTGGTCAGGCAGGCGGTAGGGCAGGCGCCCGCCCTCGCCGTTGTAGAGGCACAGCTTGCCGGTGACCGGGTCGATCCCTGCCAGAAAGTAGGTGGCGGCCTGCTGCAGCAAGGGGTGACGCCGGAGGATGGGCAGGTCTGACCAGCGGGCGCGGATGACTTCGACGCGGACGATCCCGCTGCGGAAGAGGGCGATCTCGGAGTTCTCGATGGGGAAGATGATCTCGATGCGGGGCAGGCGCATGGGTGTGCTCCAGGGTACGCCGGCGCAGGGCCTCCGGCGGGGAAAGAATGAACAAGGGGAAGGGTGGCCGACGGGCAGAGCCCGTCAGCGTTTCAGGCAGAAAGACGGGGAGGGGGCGTTAGGCCGCCGCGTGCCAGACCTGCGTTGCGCCCGAGAGGGGCTGCGTCAGGTCGAGCCGCAGCTGGCCGGCTCGCACGAGTGCCAGGATGGCGGCGGCGGGCTGCGGGTGCCAGGGAAGGCAGGCGCAGAGCTCATCGAGCGCGGCGTGGCCCACCTCGGCGAGGATGGCGAGCACAAACGCAGCGAGGGCGGGGGAGACCTGCGGGTCCGCAGCGAGCGCGATGGCGGGCTGCGCCGTGACGTCGAGGTCACCTGCCGGGCTGAGCGCGGGCAGGGCGGGGGCGACGATGTCGCTCAGGACGGTGGGGGCGGGGATGTGGGAGTTGCGTGAGGACGCAACTCGGATAGAGATGGAGTCAACCATCTTGATTCTCCTGTGACAGCAGGAGACCGGGATGGCCAGGCTGCTGGCGCGATTGCCGTCGCGCCGGTAGCCGCCTTTGTGGCCGTCCAGTCCCACCGGGACGGGTGCCCCAGCCCTCCGAAATTAAGGGCGCCTCAGAACGTTTGGCAAGCGTCAGCCGAGGGCCACATGGTGGCATGGTTAACAATCGGTTTCTCTACGAGGGTGCATTGACTGGAGGAAGAGCGCTGAGGGCGTTTAGGCTAGCGTATCCAATGGATCTGCCTCCCCGTCGACGCTCCGCTCCGGCAGTATCAGATCCGGCTGCTTCGGGCTAACGCGGTAGCGTGGGATCTTGGCGATCTCTCGTTGCATAACGATCGGCCACAGATCACCGTAATCGCGCCCGACCGAGGCGGGCGCATGCCCCTGGATGGCGTCGAACACCTCCTCGCGCATGTCGACTGCTCGCGCCAGCGATTTGAAACGGTGGCGCCAGCCGTGGTTGGGGTCGACGTTGGGATCGCGGACACCGAGAGACCTAACCCATTTCGCTAGCTTGCCGCCAACATGGACATGGCCCGGCTCCTGACCGCCACGTCCGCGCGCTTCATTGTGGAACAGTGGCCCTGGAAAACTGGAATCGACGAACTCGAGGAACCCCTGCTCGATCAGGTGCGGGTGGACTGGAACATCGCGATAGGCATTAGCCTTTGTGTCGGCGATCCTGATCATCCAAGCCTCCCCCTGATCCTGAACGCGCTTAAGGTAGACACTGTCCTTCCGAATCTGGGTCATCTCGTTCACACGGGCGCCGGTATAGGCGCAGAGCCACGGAACCCACCGCCGTGCCGCTTGAAGCTCCTTCGAGGCTCGATCACTAGCAGGCTGGAAAGTGGCCGACAGGATCGTTTCCGCTTCCTCCAAGGTGAAACCCTGTTCACGAACCTTGATCTTCTTCGGCTTCGCGACCTTCACTCCGGCCGAGGGATCCGAGCCGATGCGGGCGTTGACCAGAGCCCAGGCACAGATCCGTTTGAGAGCCGTGAGATGAACCTTGGCGATCGTGCTCCCGCTCAGGCCTGACGCGACCAATGAATCCTTCCAGGCAATGACCTGCTCCCGGGTGATCGCTGCGAGATCGGTTGTCTTGGCATGGGCAAAGAAGCGGTCGAGCACAGGCTTCCATCGCTTGATGGTTCCCGGCTTCGGCTTTGCCTCCTTGACGAAGCTTGCCCATACCTCCTCGAACTCGGCCTTGGGTAAGTCCTTCGGGGTCACGTCAGCCCAGGATGGAAAGCGGGCCGCATTCGGATCGGGGCTGTAGTCTCCGGTCGCGTTCTGGTGGAGCCGCGCGAACGCCAGGGTGAGCGCCCGACCGACCTCTTGCGCGATCCGTGAAAGATCGGCCGGATCGACGACGATCTTCCGCTGGGTAAGAAAACGGCGGACGTCGTAGATGATCCGACTATGAGCTTCGTTGCGGGGCCATATGGGCGCACCGGTAGCGGCCGCATCGGGAGGTCCTGCATGAGGCGAGCGCCAATCGATGCTGGCAAGCTGCGCCCACCAGTCCGCTTCACCGGGTTCGTCCTCATGCGCGGCCACCGTCCGGCGGTAGAACTCGCCCGAGAGGGCGACGATCTGCTTGTGGGTCAGCCTGACCGGCGTCGGAGTACCAAGCGTGCTCCCGCCCGACGCCAAGAGGTTCCATTGCGCTTCGGTCTCGGCGGCGACGGCGGCGTGCCGCTCACGGGCGAGGACAGGGTCCTTGGTCTTGAGGGAGCGCTTCACCTCGCGCTTGCCGACGAGAGGACGCAGCCGGTCGGGGACGCGCTTGCGGAACTCGTAGACGCCTGTTCTGGGGTGTTTGCGGGGACGTGTCATCGCGAGGACCATGTGGACCACCCTTGTGTACCAAACGGGCGTCCGAAACCTGAAGTCCTGCTTGAAGTTAGCGTAAATCCAGCATGAAGGGCTGGTGCTGCCAGAGAGGATCGAACTCTCGACCTCTCCCTTACCAAGGGCGCGGATGGGCACAGCTAAGGGGTTGCCACTCAACCCTTTTTCCGCGTGCCTTTTTCGTCGCGTGTCAAAAACGTGCCTAAATCGTCGAATTCCGACACGAGTGAGCGCCGGCGTTCCGGCACGTCGTGGACGTAGCCCATGACCGAGCGGTGATCGTCCCAGCCGCCCTGTTCCATGGTGCCGCGCAGATCCCGGTGAGCCATCCGGGTCGCCATAAGGTGCCGGAACCAGTGCTGAGTGACCCGGCGCATCAGGCGAGCGTCGTTGCGGGCCGACAGAAGCACCTCGAGCGCTCCGGACCGATTCCCTGCCGCCCGGAGCCGCCGCGCCTCCTGGAAGGCTTCCTCGAGGATGGCGCGCCGGGCCCGACGCTTGGCTGCGTTGAAGGCGGTCTTGTTCTGCCCTCCCCAGGCCTTGCCGTTGTCCGCGTAGGGCTGGCGCTTGTAGGTCAGGAACAAAGGCGCTTCCCGGTCGTGCAGGTTCCGGCGCCACTCCACATACTCGCGCAGGATCGCCGCCGCCGTCGGGCTCAGCGCAGCCGAGACGTCCTTGCCGTTCTTCGTGTTGCGATAGGTGATCTGCTCCCGGCCGGGCGCCAGGATCAGGTCCGCGACCCGGCTGCCATAGAGGATCGAGGACACGCGGCCGCCGGTCGACCACTCAGCAGCGAGCTGGGCCCTGACGGTGATGTGGCAGGCATTGAAGAGCCGCCAGATGAGGTCCGGCCTGAGGTCCTCGACCCGCCGGCGGGTGCGCCGGATCGGATTCCGGGCCTTCTTGTCCCGGACGAACTTCGGCACCTCCTGGAGTCCGTGATGCCCGGCGGCAAAGCGGAGGAAAGCGACCACCCCATTGAGGAACCGCTCTCGGGTCGCGGCCTTGTTGCCCTTTTGGCGGGCGTCCACCCAGGTGGTCCAATCCTTCTGCGGAATGTCGTTCAGGCGCCGCGGGCCGAATTTCCTGGTGATCTCCTGGACGATCCGGATGGCCGACGGGGCGAGCGGTCGCTCCCGTGGCGCCGTCAAATAAGCCCGGGCCGCAATGGCAACGGCATCACCTTTGCGCTTCTGCCCGGTGGCCTCCGCGGTGACATCGTCCCGGATCGCGTTGATGAGCGCTTCGGCTTCGTCCTGTGTTTCGGCGTGAGCGGGAAGTCCAAGACTTCGGCGCACACGGATTGAACGTCCTGCGGCGCGCACGGTCCCGTGTACGTGCCAATAACCGTCCCTTTCCGTGAGCTGGAGCCCGCGAGAACGCCGCCCGGGGCGCTTTCCCTTTCGATAGCGAGTTTCAGGCATCGGAAGCCCTCTTCGGTCCAAAAGCGCTTGCGGCCGCGGCGAACATGGAACTGGAACCTCTTGTCGTCGACTGGCCGGGCAGCGTCAGAGCCTAGGATCGTCTCTAGCGTGCGCAAGCTCAAGCGGAGCTTTTCGGCAACCTCTACGGCTGTGAATTCGAGGTCAGGTCCAATGATTGTGCGGGCAGTCATGGAAAGCCTCAGACGGAAAAGCTTGCTGCCAGCAGCAACAGGCCGACAACCAGGAGAACCCACGGGAACCAGGTGGGATAGGGCCGTTCGTTGTCCTCAGGGATCATGCGACACGCTCCCACATAGCGACATCGGAACTGATCGTATCGCCCAACGTCGCCGAGCCATTCTCGAAGAGCGGCGTATCCAAGGACAGAGGAGCGCCTTTCTCAGGGTGCATCGCATAGTAGCGGGTGCGATAGGTTTTGAACGCATCCTTGATGGCCTTGAACTCAAGCCGGCGCTCAAGGGCGTCTAATACCATCATGCTCACAATCTCGTCTCTGATGTGCTTCGGCATTGTGCGCGGCACCGCCGCTTGAACCTCTGCCGGTATGCAAGCGCGTTGGCGGCCGGTTAGGCGCGGCCGTTTAACACCCTTGTTCTTTTGTCCACTCAGAAGCCCATTCCGGGTTGTAAACTGCTGAATGCTGCCGGTAGAGCGTCCGAGCTGTTCTCCGATCCATTTATGCGTCTTGGTTTTGTAGTGGCGCTTGATGAAGGCTATGTCATCTGCCGTGAAATTCGGCCTGATTTGGGCGCCGAGAACCGCACGCCGGAACACGATGGCTTTCTTCGTCCGTCCCGGCAGTTCCGTGGCGCCGTCCCGCAGGGCTTCGTCTTCCTGCTCCGTCCAGGGTTTTAGGCTCTCCCTCGGGCGGTACTCGCGTCCTTGCTTGGCGGCGCGCTTCTCCCGCTCGGTACGCCTATACTTCCGTTGGCGAGCCCTGAAGCAATCGTGGCAGATGTAGCTCGACTTGAGCATACGAGATAGGGGCGGATTGCTTGGACCTTTACACATTGGGCAGATCAAGGACATGGCTCGCCTCCGAACAGGCCATCTTTGGCCGCCTCAGCAATTGCCTTTGCGCGATACTCGCGGGCGAACTGCTCCATCATCGCGATTTGTATGTTCGCGAGATCCTGGGACATGTAACCATCGTCGACACGCTGCGGATAGACGCGACGGCGCTGCTTCACCTCCCACTCGGCGCAGGCCGCGAGCTGCTCGGCTGTGAATGTCACGGCCGTACCCTCCGAACACGCACCACCACACCTCCTGCCATGAGCCGCCCGTTCTCGTAGGTGACGGGGCGGCCACCGTAGACGCTCTTCAGCGTCGGCAGGGTGATAGCCCGCTGGCGTGCCTGAACGTCGGCCTGGGCGATCTGGGAGCGGATAGCGCCATAAGCTTCGGCTTGGCGCGCGCGGGACCGGAGCATGCGGAGAGAGACGTCATTCGTGGTCATGACGTCAGCCCTCTGCCCGCGCTGCAGCGGTTTCGAGGCGCTGGATATCCTCGTCCGTCAGCAGCTCGCGCTCTTCTGGCGTCAACTTGCCCAGGAAGAACTTGAGCCTCTTCGAGCCGTTCATGGCAGCTTCGCGGGCCCGGCTGAGGAGTTGCTCGCGCGCGGATTCCTCTTCTTCCTGCTGGTCTTGCGGCTGACGGATCTCGCCATGTGCAATGCGCTTCTCCGCATCCGTCCAGGCATTCTCCGCCCGGGTGCGCAGCTCGCGGCCCATCAGGTGCATGAGATCGCCGTTGACGTAGGGGAGCAGCTGTGACGCGCAGTCCTGCAGGTCCTCAATGGTCTGAGCGGTCAGCGAGTCCTCCTCGAACTGCTTGACCAGTTCCTCAAGGTCCGGCTCCGGCTCTGCTGACTGCACCGCCCTCGCGGGCTGCTGAGCCTGAGGAGGGGTTGCAGGCCGTTCGGCCACCGGTGGCGTCGCGGGACGGCTTGCAGCCGGCGGCGAGGACAGGGCAGGACGCTCACCAGGAGCCGGCGTGACATCACGAGCGCGGACGGCCCTTGCGCCGTCCTGCATCTCCTGCAGCTCGTCGTCGGTGTAAACGCCCAGCATCACGCCCGGGGCGAAGAGGCGGGCCCATTCCCGCGATCCGCGATAGGCCAGCATCAGCTTGGGAAGCTTGCCCCAGGGCGAATTGTTGCCGGTGGTCTTCCACTGCCCGACTGTGCCCTCGATGGTTTCTACACGGCCATCCGGGAACTCGCCGGCGACCTTGATGCCCAGCGCATCGCCGGTGCCGTTGTTCCACTCGTAGCGAAGGCGGATGCCGAGCTTCTGCTCCAGCACGGCCGCGACCAGCTTGCCCTCGTAGCAGAGCTTCCCGTGCACGACGGAGACGCTCTGGGCGACTGCGAAGGGGTCCATGTTCCAGCGGACCGCCTGGTTCACGACCAGGAAGCAGTTGGCCAGTGTTGCCTGAGGCGTGGTGCCCTTCAGGGCCTCCGGGATCAGGCTGCAGGCCGCCATGGTGCTGGCGATGCGCTGCATGTGCTCAAAACGGCTGGTGTCGAGAAGCGGGATGGCATCGTAGACTTGGATAGCCTCACCGCGCTTCGGGGGATCAATGGGGGCGATAGCGTTCATGGGAGCCTCTCTGGGTTAGCGGGCGACTTGCTCGGTGATGGTTTCGATGCCGGGCGCCGTGGCTCCGGCGCGCACGATGCGGTTGGCGAGCTGCTGGAGCAGCTCCATCATGTCGACGTGGGTCATGCGCACGAGGTAGAGAGCGAACTCCTCCGCGTTCACGATCCTGCCGGTCTTGACGGTGGTGAGCGCCACGGTGCGTCCAATGGTGCCGGCCTTGGCGCCCTTGGGCCGCGCGGCTTCCTGGCCCTCGGCGGCGAGCCGGGCGCGCTCCTCAGCTTCCTTGCGGGCCTTTTCCTTGAGGTACGGCGTCATCGCGGCATCGATCGAGCGCTTCAGCTCGTCGGTCAGCTCCAAGGCCGGCCTAAAGCGGCGCTGGACGGCGGCGGCTGCCTCGTCATGTGGCTTCTTCTCCGCCTTGCGCATCTCCTCGGCGCGCTTGCCGATCTCGGTGATGCGGCCCTTCCAATTGGCGGCGCGATCCGCCTGGTCCTGAGTCTGAATGCCGTTCTGCAGGAAGGCTTCGAGTTCCGCCTTCTCGCCGGCGAGCTCGAGCAGGATGCTCTCGAGCGGGTCGCTCGGCAGGTTGGAGAAATCGACCTCCCGCGGCGGCAGCTCGTCGGGCCAGCGTTCGCCGCGCTCCACGACGGCACGCCATTGTTCCTCCGGCACCGGGTGCTGGATGCACCAACCGAACAGCTCCACAATGGCGTCGTAATCGGTGATGGTGCGCTTGCCCTCGATGGCGGTCAGAAAGCCGCCGTCATAGAAGATCGCGACCGGAATCCAGATCTGCTCACGGGTGCGCTGATCCTTGCCGGGTTTGCGGAAGAAGCCGCATTCCGGGGTCTGAGGACGCACGGGCGGATTCTTGCCGTCCAACGCAGCGAAGTACCATTCGTAGGGGTTGGCCGGCGTGGCGAGATCGGCAGCTATGCTCATAGGTTTACTCCGCAGCGTCAGGAAGGGGTTTCGGGGAGGCGTTCTCGCGCAGCACGGCGGCCGCGCGGACGGCGTTGGTCTCGCCCAGGCGAATCCAGAGGCTGTCGTTATCGTTCGCCTCGGCGGAGAGCGGCTCGATGGGCTCGTGGAAGGGCTCAAGCGCTTCTTCGCGGCGGCGCTCTTCCTGGCGGTGCCAGATCCAGTTCGCGAGGACGAAGCCGAGGCCGATGCCGAGAGCGATGGCGACGGGGAGGGCGTAGAGGAGGGTCATCGCCCTCACTCCGCAGCCGCGGCGCGGAAGGCGATGCCGTTCTGCCAGAGCAGGCGGGCGACGGCCTCGCAGGGCACCGTCTCGGTGCGGTTCAGGTAAGCCGCAACCGCCTCAAGAACGGCCTGGGTGTCGTCCTCCATGATCCGGGCGGACGGGACGCAGCGGTAGATCGCGGTGATCTCGCCCGTGTCGTACTCGCCCTCGGCGATCATCTTCACGGTGGTGTCGAGATCGGCCTTTGCGAGGTCGGTCTCGTAGATGAAGGTCTGCTGCTTCCACTTGCTCTCGACCAGGTAGAAGGCGCGAGGCTGGACCGGCGCGGCGGCGAGCTTGAGAGCGGGGGCGAAGGCGGGGTGAACGTTGCTGGACATGGGTGCCATCCGTTGAGTGGACGACAACAGGTTGCCAAATAGGCAAAGAGTGGTCAAGCGGATATTTGTCTATTTGGCAAAAACCTGTGCTTGGCCTCAAACGTACCCTAGCGAGTTATCCCAGCTATCCACACCCTACCGGAAAGAGACTCGACTCCTAAAACGTCGTGAACAAAATAAGAACAAACCCGTAGGAGCAACTGATGTCTGTCTTACTTCCTCCGTCCTCCCGCGGCAGTGCCGCGGCTCGGCCAATCCTCCAGGAGCGGCGATTCAAGGTATCCCTGAGGTGCATTGACTGTGGCCATGAGCACCCGCTGGAGATGACCCTCTACGATGAGCCGAACGATCCAGCCACCCGGGATGACTTCTACGACAGCGGGGTCATCGACCGCATTCATTTCGAATGCGTGGAGTGTGGCTGCCAGCACGCCAGCTACCGAGATGTGGTGTTCATCAAGGACGAGACCGATGCCCAGGGCTACGCAGGTTGAAATGGACAGGGGAGAGGGGAATGGGGCGCTCTCCTATTACGTCGTGCAGACCTTCACGGAGTTGAATGGGCAGCTCGTGCCAGAGATGCCGCTGGACGCATCCAGCGCTTCGGAGGCGGCGAATTTAGCGCTGGCGTTCAGGTCCTGCAAAGCTGGGGTCATCGCTTTCGAATGGGCCGAGGAGAGGCGGCACGGCCGCTTTGTCATACCCTACGTGCTGGCAGCGTTTGGGCGCGTTCCTGAAGAGTGCGAAGCTTGGGTTCGGACGGGCTCGACTGAGAAGCGAACGCCCCGCAGAAAGACCTCCCCATCCGCCGTTGTCGGGTAGATGAGGAGGCCTCCTGGTTGCAGTCAATGGATGAAAGTTAACCCCCAAGTTCCTTCATGGAGAGAGCTGGCGCTACAAAAAGATATTATGAATCATAGGCTTACAAACGGAGTCGCAATCCCAGTTATGAAAACGAGAGGCCTCCGGTGAAAATCCTGCGCTGATGGCCGCTCAGGGCCTGGCGTAATAGTTCAACGAAAACCCGCGTATCGGCGAAATAGTTAGGATAGGCGCGCTGGAGAGCGGCAAGAGAGTCGACTGATACTAGGACGGCATCAGTGCCCATCTTGCCCTCAAGGGGCTGTTCAACTTCAGAGTAGGCTTTTTGTGCGCGGTCAAACTCATCGGCGCGGAAACCGGTAATTACCAACTGGCTGGAAGTTGGATCGAGTTTCAACAGGTAGAACTTAGCATCGCGCGTTTCTTGTTCTAGTTTCTGAAGGGCATCGCTATATGCCTGGAGCCGCGCAGCAACATTCAGAGTGTATGCGTGATGATCTAATTCGGCGATCAGCTCTGATCGAACCGCTGGGGTCTCTGGTACGAGAGGCGACCTTTCCCTCAGGGCAATTACAGAGCCCATAAGAGCGAAGAACCTAAGCCATTCATCTGCGCCAGATGATGATTTCAACGCCTGCCCTAGGAAAGTGCCGACTGTTTCCACTGCTGTGGCCCAGGCATGCTGATATTGTGATCGAATTTGCATCTCGATCTTGAGGCCGTTCCACTTGGCACCAGCCGGCTTATCCGAAAAATACCTATAAACTAGATGAATTCCTCGATAGCCGGTCGGCTTGGGGGTAGTGATATAGTCGTCCCTTGTGGCCAACGTATGCTTCATCTGGCTTCCAGACCGGTAGAACTGATCAACCTGTCTTACAGCCTGAACAGACCTGAGAACCGCCCGGCACCCCCCAATGTCCTGCATCTGAGTGAGCTTCATTGTGGGCCGCAACCCAAGCTTCAAAGCGATCGACGCAAACCGCTTGGTGCGCTGAGCGATAAGCGGCGCGCTATCGAATTTTCGGGCGGCTCTGCGCAAATTTGTTTGTAGGACGTTGAGAGGATAACCGTGGCAGGCGCGCCAGTTATCGACGATAACCTTTTGTGCAAAGTACTCATCGATTTCATCTCTAGTTAGGGGCCGACCATCAATATTCAGGATTGCGGTGATCCTCTTCCCGGCAGCATTAATTTGCTGTTTTGTATATTCCTGTTCCGCCCATGCCATTTTAGATCCTCACACCGGCAACGCCTGGTTATCGAAGACGTACCGAACCAGGGCAACGATGGTGACCTCCTTGCCGTCGTCCGTGTGATAGTCCCGGTTTACGACGATGGGCTTGTAGGCCGGGTTGCTCGAGCGGGGGTGGAACTCGACCCGATCCGGAAAGACCCGCAGCTCCTTGACGGAGCGCTCCCGGAGCTGGCCGTCGGCCGTGGTCTGCTGGACCACCACGTTCAGACCGTCCTTGGGCTCCATCCCCAGGTCCTCCCAGAGGGCGCAGATGATGTAGTCGCCCTCGTTCATCGGCTTGGGCTTGGCTTGGTTCATGGAGTCGCCCTTGACCCGGTAGGCCCGCTGCCGGGCGAAGGGGAAGACCGGGTCCCGCGGCGCTGAGATCACCTCGCCCAGGTCGTCGTCGAACACCTCGAGGGCGAGAAAAGCTCCGGCCTGGACCTCCCCGTCAACCTTGGCCATGCGGAAGGAGCCATGAGCTGGGAGCTCTTCGACTGAGCTTCCTAGGTACGGTAGCTCTGGCCTGGAGTGTTGTCCGCCGTCGGAGATTAAGTCGCGCACCGTGACCCCAAGCGCCTCCGCAATTCTCTGAAGGTTCTTGAGGGAAACGTTCCTTTTCCCGCCCTCCATGCGCGAGAGGTACGAGGTGGAGAACCCGGAGATCTCTTCGAGCTGCTCCAGGGTCATTCCGCGAGCTTCGCGGACCTCTCGAATTCGATTCGGCTGAATCGTATCATTTTTGCCCATACGACAAATTCGTAGGCCCAACGGTCCTACGCCAGAGCCAAATAGGCAAAATTCCTCGTTGACGATTTGTTGCCTATTTGGCAAGTAGCGCTGAGTTGGATCACTCAGCGGATCGCCAATGAACGCTTTGGAACAATATTTCTCAGAGACGGGCGACAACGCCTCAAAGCTCGCAGAGCGCATCGGCTGTGCCCCTTCCTCTATCACCCGTCCCCTTCGGGGAGAGCGGAATGTCAGCATGACCCTTGCTCTTCAGGTCGAGGAGGCAACGGGTGGCAAAGTGACCGCAGAGCAGTTCATGGCAATCTGTCTGGCTGCCCAGCGGCGAGCTGGTGCGGACCATCGCCCCTCCAGCCTGGGCGCCGCCGCTTCCGAGGTGGCGTGATGAGCCGCCTCGTCCGCACAAACGAGCGCGGCGAGCGGGAGCATCTTGGCCCCGACGGCTGGTTTCTGGCTCATTCCTCCATCCCTTCCCCGAGCGGCGCTTCGGTACGCAAGCCCCCACACGAGGGCCGTTCGCACCTGGGCGGGCGCCTTCATGACGCCCGCCCGCTTTCTTCCCTGCCGGTTGCGCAGGGAGCTCACCTTGGCAGCTATGGCACGGCTGATTTTGCGGGACTGCAAAATGTGGACCCCTAAGCGCGCCTTCGACCGCGTCCGCCCGAAGCTGGTGGACCTCCTTGCGGAGGCAAAGGCCGATTGCGGCTGCATGATGCAGGCCGTGAAGGTTGTCGCCGGGCGCGTCGGTGCCTCTGAGCATTGGGTTCGCCGGATCATAGGCCGCTATGGCGAGGTGAAGATCCAGGCGCATCACCTGATCAACGTGGTGCGCGAGCACGTCCGTCTGCGGCGCAAGCGCAAGAAGACTGGCCAGATATGGCCCGCCGCTCCTGCCGAATTCTCTCCGCTGAGAACCAATCCGCGCCACGCTTCGGCGCATGCCACCCTGGAGAACTGACCATGCCGAGACAGAAGAAGGCCAAGGAGCAGAAGACCATCAAGACCACCGCCGTCGACTTCCAGAACGCCGTTCGGGAGGCCAACGGCGCAAAGGTGCGTGCGAAGAACGCCTCGAGCAGCAAGTCCACGGCCGTGAGCGACTTCTGCAACAAGAGCGGCTTCGGCAAAAAGCCCTTCGGCATCATCCTGCAGCTGGCGGACATGGAGGATTCCAAGCGCGACGAGACCGTGCGCCAGATCCTCATGGGCTACGAGCTCATGGGCTGGGGCAAGCAGAAGGACATGTTCGACGACATCGGCGACCGGATCGCCACGGCCGCCCGCGCCGCCGAGGAGGACGCCAAGGCGAGGAAGGGGCACCCCAAGGGATCGGAAGGTCTCCCGCTCGACGAGGCTGCCAAGAGCTTCGGCCAGACCGCTCACAAGGCTCCGACCCCGCCGCGTGCCGAGCGCGCCGAGGATGCGCCTGCGGTCGTGTTCCCCGATCCCCCGGCTATGCCGGAGCAGACCGGAGCGGTCGCATGATGATCTCCTTTACCGTGCCGGGAGAGGTCGTGCCGTGGGCTCGCGCCCGGCTCGGTAAAGCCGGCATCCACTTCACCCCTGAGAAGCAGCGCTCCTACATGGCGGTGATCAAGAATAACGCGTCCGAGGCCATGGCTGGACGCCCGCCTCTCAAGGGACCGATTGAGCTGCGGATCCTCGCTGTCTTTCCCTATCCGGCCTCTTGGTCGAAGAAGCGCAGGACCGAGACGACGTGGAAGACCAGCAAGCCGGATCGGTCGAATATCGAGAAGATCGTTGAGGACGCACTTAACCTGATCGCCTGGGACGATGACGCCCAGGTGGCCAGCGGGCATTGCTGGAAGCGCTATGGTGACGTCCCAGGGCTCTGGGTAGAGATCCGGAGCCTGGAGGACAGCGCACCCGCCGTCCAGCAACCGCGCCCGGTGCAGCCGACCCTTTTTGAGGGAGAGGCGGCATGACCTACGATCCTGCCTATCCGACATCGGTGCCGATCTGGCGCCAGGCCGAGGTCCTCAAGATCACCGACGAGCAGGCGCTTGAGGGTTTTCTGACCTTCATCCGCACCAATGAGAAGCTCGCCGAGAAGTACCCGGATTACGTGCGCGCCCGGAGAGCCTGCAGTCACACGCTGAACCGCCTCGCCGCCATGGCCGTAAAGGTCGATGAGGCGTGGGTCGAGACGTGCCTTTCCACCATGGAGGACAAGGCTCAGGAGATCGCCGACCGGCGCCAGCAAGAGCGCGAGCAGGGGAGGGCGGCTTGACCTGGCCTTTCGGCGACCTGCGTCCGCTCTCCTACGGCCTCATCATGGCCGATCCGCCCTGGTCCTACGACCTGTGGTCGGAAAAGGGCATGAAGAAATCCGCCATGGCTCAGTACGAAACCATGAGCGACGAGGCTATTGCCGCTCTTCCCGTGTACGAGCTTGCCCGCGGCGACTGCGTCCTCTGGCTGTGGGCCACCGCTCCGAAACTCGATGTAGCCATAACCGTGATGCGCGCCTGGGGCTTCAGGTACCGTACCTTCGGTGCCTGGGACAAGGAGCGATGGGGCACTGGCTACATCATGCGCTCGGTCGCGGAGCCCTTCCTCATCGGCACGATCGGCAAGCCGCAGTTCGACGGACGCTCTGTCCCGAACATCATTCGCGGCGGCGCTCGAGAGCATTCCCGGAAGCCGGAGCAGGCTTACCGCGTCGCCGAGAAATTCGCGCCACGGGCCTTCTGCTGCGAGCTGTTCGCTCGTCAGTCCCGCAAGGGTTGGGCGACATGGGGCAACGAGGCCACCAAGTTCGATGAGGTGGCGGCATGAACAACGTCCTGCCCTTCGACCCACCGCGCCAAGGCGACCGCCTCGATCGGAATCCGGCCATCAACACGGACATGGAGCAGGAGGTGCTGGCCGCGCTCCTGGCGGTGCCGGCGGAGATCGCGCGCGTCCAGACCATCCTGCAGCCGGAATATTTCTTTGAGCAGCTGCACCAGCTGATCTATGCGGCCATCGTCGAGATCGCCGCCGCCGATGGCCTGCCCACCGCCGGGCAGCTCTACCAGCGCCTGGGGAAGAAGATCGCCGAGACGGCCATCACCCAGGACGTGAACGTGCGCCAGTACCTCGCCGAGCTCGCCCGCATCGGCGGCATGCCCGGGGCGCCGCTTCTGACCCACGCCCGCATGGTGCGAGATCTGTACGTCCTCCGGCATGTGGAGGCCATCGGCACCGAGATCGGTCAACGCCAGGGCTATGACCCGTGCGCCTTCCTGGACGAGCGCTTTGAGAAGCTCGACGAGCTGCGCGCCCTGCGGATGGACAAGCAGCTCAAGACGGTCACCCTCTCAGCCGCAGGAAGCGCCCTCATGGCCATGATCGAAGCCGACCTGAAGGGGAACCGCCCCGCGCTGGCATCCACCGGCCTGACCCGCTTCGATGCCGAGATCGGCGGTGGCCTGCGGCCTTCGTCCCTCACCACGCTGGCGGCCCGCACCAGCATGGGCAAGTCCATCCTGGGCCTCGAAGTGGTGCTCAACTCCGCCCGCCAGGGCTTCGGGGGCATCTATCACTCCCTCGAAATGCCCAAGGAGCAGGTGATGGCGCGCCTCGCCTCGTCCTGGCTCGAGCGCCAGGGCAAGAAAATTCCCTTTGCCCGCATCATGGCGCCGAAGGGTCTGACCGCGGAGGAGGCGCAGCAGGTGGCCTATGCCGTGCACGAGCTCGCGGCCCTCCACATCATGATCGAGGACGGCGGCGGCCGGACGATTCAGGAGATCGCCGCCTCGAGCGAGCGGCTCATGAACGCCTATGTCCGCAAGGGCATCCCGGCGGGCCCGATCGTCATCGACCACGCGCACATCGTCCGGCCGGGACGGAAGTACAACCGTGAGGACGAGGGCCTGAAGGAGATCGCCGATGGCGCCCTGGCGCTGGCCAAGCGCCTCGACGTGCCGGTGCTGCTGCTGGCGCAGTGCAACCGCAACACCGAAGGCCGCGACGACAAGCGGCCCTCGCTCGCCGACGTACGCGGCGCCGGCGCGTTCGAGGAGAACTCCGACGCAGTCGTGTTCCTCTACCGGCCGGCCTATTACATCGAGCGGTCGGCCAAATACCGGGAAGGCGACATCGCCACCCACGACGAATACGAGGCGGCCAAGCACGCCCTCGAAATCATCATCGACAAGAACCGCGCGGGGCGCTCGAACCAGGTCGTGCAGGCCTGGGTGAACCCTGCCCTGAACGCGGTCCGGGACCTCCAGAGCCGATACGGGGCATAGAATGGTTGCTTTCTACAAGCACGACATACCGGCCTGGATGGATGGCACCGAAGCGCTCAGCGACGGGGCCTACAGGGTCTATCACGTGGTCTGCCAGCTCATCTATCTGAACGAGGGGCCGATCATGCTCAACGAACGTGGAATCGCTGGTCGCTGTAACCAGTCGATCAAGACTTTCCGTAAGCACCTCGACGAGCTGCTCGCCCTCGGAAAGCTGACCATGGTCGAGGGACGGATTGCCAATGCACGTGCCGCCGTGGAGTTGGAAGCCGTCCAAAAGAACCGCGAAAATGCGGGAAAAGGCGGAAAAATCTCAGCAAAGGTCCGGAAAAACTCCGGAAAGTCTGAGATTTCTCCAAAAAACGCCGAGCGCGATCCCGATAAGTCATTGAAAAATAACGATGCGGGTGAAGCGGCGCTTAAAAGCAATCGAAGCCTAAAAGAGAAGACTAGAGAAGAGAAGACGCAGCATAGCGTAGAGCTATCAGAGACGTCGGATCGAAAACCGACGCTCGACGATCGAACGTTGGAGGCGGCGCTGCGCCAGGCAGCCGGGATGGAAAACGATCCCAGCCCCAACCTGTTCGTGGTGGGGCCAGTCCATGCGCTCATCGCCGAGGGCTACGACCTCGAAAGGCACATCCTGCCGGTGGTGCGCAGCCTGAAAGCCCAGGGCAAGCGCTGGTCGAACTGGAAATACATCGTGCCGGCCGTCCGGGACCAGAACGCCGTGCCGTCGGCGCCTGAGAATGCCCAGCCGCCGGCCGCCGACGATCCCGCCAAGATCCGCCGCGTGCATCTCGCCTGGGCCAAGGGCTACCTCCTGGAAGGCCGCTGGTCCGACAGCTGGGGGCCTCGCCGCGGGGTGTCGGGATGCCCGGTGCCCGATGACGTCTGGCGCGAGGCGGAGGGGATCATCCAGGCCGAGAAGGCCGCACTCGAGGAGGCTATGCGTGGTAAGCCGAACGGCGCCGCCGCTGCCCATCACTGATCCCCTCCCGCAATGGACGCCGGAGCTGGTGTGCGAGCGCATGATCGAGGCCTTCCGCCAACTGCCGAGGGTGCCGGTCTACAGCCCGCGGGAGAACCTGCTGCAACCGGCCCTGCCGCGCACCGCCCGGCCCGCCGAACTCGATCTGATCTCGCTCTCGGCGCGCTACCTGTCCCGGAACTCCGACGAGCGGCGCTTCCTCCTCGCCTGGGCCTCAGCTCGGGCCTCCGGCCGCTCCATCCGGGAGGAGTGCCGGGAACGGGGCTGGCCTCGGGAGAACTTCCGCCGCAAGCGGCACAAGGCCTGCCGCATCATCGCCGAATGCCTGAACCGGGATGGAATTCCCTGCATCCGCCCGTGAAGTGGATTACTCTTCTTCTGGGTTAGCTTCCGCCTCGATCAGATCTTTCAAGTACATTTCCAGATCAGTTTGAATTCCAACGATCTCGTCCCAAAAATTATAGTATTTTTCTTGCGATCGGTCGTTTTCGAAAGAAAGATCGTCAAGGAACTTTTCCACCGTTCCTGCTGACCTTTCAATGATCGGCAGCTCCTTCTGGATTTCATTTCTAAGCTTTGGGTCCGGCTTCCAATCCTGAGCAGATTTTGCTGCCCTTTGTTCAAGGCGGCGCCATTTCGGCAGATTGGCTCTTATATCACTAAGGCGAGCCTCAATCTCATCTCGGCTGATGGGCGTAAACGCCTTGGTTCTAGCGTCAAAGAGGTAGGCATAGGAGCGACCACTTGCGGCTTGCTTGCCCGATGAAGGCGAGCCGCTTCTCAAGGGTGTGGGCGGCAGGGAAAGCGGGGATAGATGCAGACTATCAGAGTGCCGCGTCGCATTCCGATCTTCTCTATTCAAGAAGCGACGAGCCCACCACAAGCCCAATGCGATGATCAAAACCCCAGTTAACCACGAAGCCATACCCATGCCCCTCACTGCAACCAACTTTCGGAACTGTCGCGTTCGTCGGCAACAGACAAAATTCAGTAATGTCCGAGAGTTCTAATGATGTTCTATTTTCCTGTTGAAAGTGGGTCCACTCCTCACGGAACTTGCTCCTAACAACAACCTAAGCCGTAGGGGTTACCCATGAAGGCCAGGAAGCTGGCAAAGCTCGGGCGCAAACGCGAGCAAGGAGAGCGCGAGCCGAACGGGCGTCTGAGCCGCGCCACCAAGAAGGACCTCGACACCAAGAGCCCGAACGAGGTGAAACGCCTACGGGACGCTGCCCTCCTCGGTATGCGGGACCCCATGTGGGGCACCGAGATCGGGAGACTCTTCCTGAGAAGCCGGATCGAAGCCCGGCAATTCGAGGCCGGCAAGCGGTGGATGAACCTGGTCGAGCTCTGGCGCAAGGACCAGGGCGAAACGGGTCTGGCCCCGAAATCCGGCCTCGCCGCCCTCCACGTGGAAAACCGGGGCCGGGGTATGGACCGGAGCGAGGATCCAACGGCCATCGAACGGTCGCGGGAACTGTCGGATACCCTACACAAGGCCCGGGATGCGCTCGACAGCGCCGGATTCCTGGAAAGCCGCACCGTCCGGGACTGCTGCGAACAGAACATGCCGATCATCGGCTTGAGCGAAATCGGATGGCTCAGGGACGGTCTCGACGCCCTGGCCGATCACTGGCGCATTCCGAAATAGCGCCGCATCTTCACCGCCACCTATGAGCTCGCTTGACATCTGACACCTGAGACGTCAGAAAACTAGCCTCAACTGAATTGCGCCCCGGCCTCACGGCTTTGGGGCGCTTTTCATTGGATGACGCGGCGGCGTGGAAAGCAGACACGCAGATGACCGTTTCGTATCTCGGCCACCATCAACGAGTCGCGTGAAATGGGGATACAGCCGGAGTAGCGCCCGGCCCGCGTCACTTTCCTTTTCAGCTTCCCTCACAATGTAACGCCCATGGGCATCATCGACAAATGCGCCGCCGAGCTGCGCAACCTCGCTGATGAGGCGCGCCGTCTGCCGCCGCCCGACCGGCGGAATCCCCATGCGTTCCATGAGGCCCGTGAGGAGCTGGCGCTCCGGATGCTGAACCTGGCCAACGTCATGGCCGGCAACATCACCATCGCGCCGCCGGCCAGAGCCTTCGTTCAGGAGAACCCGATCATCACGCCAGCCGGCGATGTGATCCCCTTCGAGAAGCGGCCCAAGAAGAGGCCGTGATTACTCACGATAATCACCCTTCCCGTGACCAATCGCGAAGGGCTCAACCTTTTAGCACGTAAGCATTTCATCACCTCCGAAGAGGTCGAAAAAACCAACATGAGCCTGCCGGTGCCGGTCGCGCCGGCGGATCACACGCCGACCCTCACGGATGCACTGAGGTCGGCCGCGGAGTACGCCCTGTCGGAGAAGGCCGAGGCCACCCGGCGGGCGTATCTCTCCGACTTCCGCGACTTCCATGCCTGGTGCGAGAGTGTGCGGGCCTCCGCCCTCCCGTCCTCGGTCGAGACGGCGGCCGCCTACCTCGCTCAGCTCGCGGACAAGGGACTCAAGGCCGCCACGATCAACCGCCGCGCAGCCGCCATCGGCTACGTGCACCGGATGCGGGATCTGGAGCCGCCCACCAATGCGGAGCCGGTGAAAGCCGTGCTCCGGGGAATTCGCCGCCGTATCGGGGCCGCCGTGACCCGCAAGGATCCGGCGACGGCTCAAGCCATCGCAAGAATGGTCCGGCGGATTCCCGACACCCTGCAGGGCAAGCGCAATCGCGCGCTGCTCCTCCTCGGCTTCGCCGCAGCGCTCCGCCGCTCCGAGCTGGTTGACTTAGATGTCAACGACCTGGAGCGGATGCCGGAAGGCATCCTCGTCCATATCCGCAGGTCGAAGACTGACCAGGAAGGCGAGGGCCACCAGGTCGCGGTGCCGCGAGGCTCGAAGCTCAAGCCCGTCGAGGCGCTGGAGGATTGGCTGCGCTCCGCCGCCATCGAGGCCGGTCCGGTCTTCCGGTCAATCCGAAAGGGCGGATCTGTAAACCCGGATCGCCTCTGTGAGGGCTCTGTCGCTGAAATTGTAAAGCGCCATGCCAAGGCCGCAGGCCTGGACCCGGAAACCTTCTCCGGCCACTCGCTGCGAGCAGGCTTCGTCACCTCCGCCCTCGAGGCGGGAGCCGATCTCCTGAAGGTCATGGACGTGACCCGCCACCGGGAAGTGAAGACCCTCAAGGCCTACGACCGCCGGGCAAAGGCCTTCAAGAACCATGCCGGCAAGGGGTTTCTATAACGCTGTCGCTATTGCATTATTTGGTGCAACTTTGCCGCGTATATGACTGCTTCAGCAAATCGCTGGCACAGATTTCGATATTCGAGAGCCTCCGATGGAGTGATCACTGTTTCTCGGCTGTGCGCAGCCTTATTTCGCAGCTTTCTGAGGCGACCGAATAACCCGAACATCTCATCGGAAAGAACGCTCTCGGTTAGTAAGACTGACAATATTTGTCGCTCAGAGAGGTCAGGCTGCGATATTATGATCCGAGCCTCATTCAGTGCGTTGGGAATCTCTCTGTAAGCTTCTAGGACGGCCGCATGCGGATTGTGCTCGGCAAGCCATAGGTAAGAATCAAATGCAGCTGATTGCGACGGGTCGACGTGTGGGGACTTCGATGGTGGTTGATCTTCAAGCTCAGGTGCCTTCGCTTTAACCTCAGCTTCGATCTTTGCTTCAACTTTTTCAGTCTGCAGTGTCGCAGCATCAAGCGCTTGCCCAAACGTTACGTCGCCACCTCCCGGGAGAGACATCTTCGTGACACGGCGGGCCAAGGCGCCGAGTTCCTTCTTGAAAACTAAAATGAACAGCACCGCCACCAGCGGCCAAGCGACAGAGCTGATGAAATTCGAAATGAAGGTGAGCCAGTCCATACCTTCAACTGTCTGAGAGGTCGCCGCGGGTTCAATGTTGGGCATGGGTGCACCGACCAAGGTTGGTATCATCGTTGCAGTTTGACTGGCGGATGTCTCGCCCTCAAGGGCTAAGCTGCGGGCGCTTATGCTTATCCTTAATCCCAAGACGGGCTTGAGCGTCTCGCTCGCCTCCATCATTCGTGAAACCCATGGCCCTGACCGACAAGCAACAGAGGTTCGTCAAGGAATACCTCGTGGATCTGAACGCCACCCAGGCGGCGATCCGGGCGGGCTACAGCCAGAAGACGGCAGGCTCCATCGGCGAGGAGAACCTGAGAAAACCTGAAATCGCCGCCGCGATCCAGGAGGCCATGGAAGCCCGCTCCAGGCGCACCGAGATCACCGCTGACCGCGTCCTGCAGGAGCTGGCCAAGATCGGCTTCGCGGACATCCGTAAGGCCGTGAAATGGGGTGCCACCGTGATGGTGCCGTGCTCCCCTGAGGTGGCGGATGTGTTCATCCGGACCGATGGCAGCGAGGCTGATTTCCCCGAGGACGATATTGATGAGGAGCTGGAAGGGCAGGCCCATGGCGGGGCCTTGAAACGCAACCGCCGCATCGCCCCAACCGGCACCATTGCCCTTCGGGCCCATACGGACATCGCCCTGGTTCCCTCCGATGAGATCGATGACGACACGGCCGCCGCCATCTCCGAGGTTCGCCAGACCAAGGAGGGCCTCGCGATCAAGATGCACGACAAGAAGGGCGCCCTCGTCGACATCGGCCGCCACCTCGGCATGTTCAAGGACAAGCTGGAGCTGAGCGGCGGCCTGACGAAAGCTGAAGAACTCTCCGATGACGAACTCGCTGCTCTCGCAGCAGGACGCAGCAAGGGAGCTGCTGCGCCGTAGGGCGATCCGGCGCTCGTTTCTGGAGTTCTGCCGCACCACGGGGATCGAGCCCGCGCCGCACCACCAGCTCCTGGCGTCCAAGCTGCAGGCCTTCGGAGAGGGTAGGATCCCGAACCTGCTGGTCTTCATGCCGCCGGGTTCGGCTAAGAGCACCTACACCTCGCAGCTCTTCCCGGCCTGGTACTTCGCTCAGGCCTATGCCGGGAACATCATCGCGGCCTCGCACTCCACGGAGCTGGCGGAGCGGTTCGGCCGCAAGGTGCGCGGCTGGGCCATGAGCCAGAGCCTGACGCTGGGATATGGCGTCTCAGGGGAGAGCGCAGCCGCCGGCCGCTGGATGACCACGCGGGGGCAGGAATACCTCGCCGCCGGCGTCGGCACGGGCATCGCGGGCTTCCGCGCCAAGCTGGGGCTCATCGACGATCCGTTCCGGTCCCGTCAGGACGCCGAGAGCGCCCTGATCCGGAATCGGGTCTGGGAGTGGTTCAACGACGACTTCGACACCCGCATCATCCCCGGCGGCGGCCGCGCCCTGGTGATGACGCGCTGGCACGAGGATGACCTCGCCGGCCGATGGATCGAGAGGGCCCGCAAAACGGGCGAGCAGCTCGAGATCATCTCGCTGCCTGCCATCGCCGAGGCTAACGACCCGCTGGGCCGCCAGCCCGGAGAATGGCTCTGGGAGGGCGAATACGGCTACGCGGACCTGCTGAGGCAGAAGCACAGGACCGCCGATCCGCGCACCTGGGCCTCGCTCTACCAGCAGCGCCCGGCGCCGGAGGACGGCGACTTCTTCCGCAAGGCCTGGTTCCGGTTCTACGACGCGGCCCCGGCTCGTGGGACGCTCCGGACCTACATCGCTTCCGACTATGCGGTGACGGCCGATGGCGGCGACTGGACGGTTCACATCGTCATCGGCATCGATCCGCAGGGCGATATGTACCTGTTGGACCTGTGGCGCGGGCAGACCAGCCCCGACGTGTGGATCGAGGCGTGGTGCGATCTGGTGCTGCAATGGGCGCCGGATAACGCGGCCGAAGAGCTGGGGCAGATCCGCTCCGGCATCGGACCCTTCCGGGACCAGCGGGCCAACGAGCGCAAGGCCTGGACGGTGCTCCACAGCTTCCCCACCCGCGGGGACAAGGCGGTGAGGGCGCAGTCCATCCGAGGCCGGATCTCCATGCGGGGGCTCTACGTGCCAAGGCATAAGGCCTTCACGGAGCCCTTCATCTCTGAGCTGACCACCTTCCCGGCCGGCAAGCACGATGACCAGGTCGACGCCCTTGGGCTGTTCGGCCAGCTCCTCGACAAGGTGGATGTGGGCTTGGCCGATGCTCCGCCTGAAAAGGCTCCCCAGCCCGACGACACCTACCGTTTCGACACTGACGACGAAGACGACAGCTGGCGTCTCTAAGGACCCTTCATGGACATGAACCCACAGCAGCAGGAGGCGGGCTCTCCTGATCCGAACGCGCGCCTGACGCGCTTTAAGGAGATGTTCGAGGAGGCGCGCGACAATACCCAGGAGTCGCGCAAGGAAGCCGAGATCGACAGCAACTACTACCACGGCAAGCAGTGGACGCAGGCCGAGCTCAACACCCTCAAGAAGCGCAAGCAGCCGCCGATCACCTACAACCTGGTGCGCTCGAAGATCGAGAGCATCTGCGGCGTGGAGGAGAACACCGAGACCAGCCCCAAGGCCTGGCCCCGCACCCCGCAGGACGAGAAGGCCGCTGAGATCGCGACCGATACCCTCCGCTACGTCACCGACAAGAACCGGTTTGCCAAGACCCGCATCGACGTGCTGCGCGACATGATCGTGCGCGGCACCGGCGGGGCCATGGTGGAGGTCGAGCAGAAGGGTCCGAACCGAGCCCAGCTCATGAGCACGACGGCCATGACGCCCTCGGAGCCTCGCTACGAGATCAAGATCCGCAAGCTGCGCTGGGAAACGATCTTCTACGACCCCTATGCGCGCGAGACCGACTTCTCCGACGCCCGCTACATGGGTCTGGCGCAATGGATGGACGCCGACGACGCCATAGCCTTCTTTGGGGAGCAGGCGAAGGGGCCCGTCGAGGCCGCTCTCAACGACAGTGGCCTCTACGGCTCCCGCGGCGCCGGGTTCGACTCCTACGAGGACCGGCCCCTGCACACCTGGGCCGACAAGAAGCGCCGGCGCGTGCTGGTGGTCGAAGCCTATTACCGCGAGGGCCTGCAGTGGCACCGCACCGTCTTTACGGGTGGCGGTGTGATCGAGGATAGCCCCAGCGCCTACCTTAACGAGGATGGCGTGCCTACCAACCCGATCGAACTGGTCTCCTGCTACGTCGACGACGACAACAACCGGTATGGCCTGATCCGGGACCAGCGCTCGCCTCAGGACGAGGTGAACGCCCGCCGCTCCAAGCTGCTGCACCTGCTCAACACCCGGCAGACCTTCCGGAAGGAGGGCGCGATTTCGGGCAAGGACCCGCAGAAGATGCGCCGGGAGCTGAACAAGCCCGACGGCGATGTCGTGATCGCGCGCACGGCCACGTGGGGCGAGGATATCGGCATCATCGACACGAACCTGCAGATGCAGGGACAGGCCGAGTTGCTTGCCGAGGCCAAGGCCTTCCTCGATCGACTCGGACCGAACAATGCCTTGCAGGGCAGGGGCACTGAAGACCAGTCCGGCCGGGCGATCCTGGCGCAGCAGCAGGCCGGTCTCGCCGAGCTCGCCACGGTTTTCTCTGCCCACAACGACTGGATGCTGCGCATTTTCCGCCAGATCTGGGCCCGTGCCCGGCAGTTCTGGACCGAGCCCATGTGGATCCGGGTGACGGATGAGCTGGAGGCTCCGAAGTTCATCCAGCTCAACGAGGTCGTGGGGTTCGAACCCGTTGTGGACGCCAACGGCTACCCGCAGGTGCAGTTCGATCCTCAGACCGGCATGCCAGTGATCGACCCCCGCACGGGCCAGGTGCAGACGGTACCGCCCAAGCCCATCATGCAGAACCGCATTGCCGAGATGGGGGTCGACCTCATCGTCGACCGTGTGCCGGCGAGCGCCTCCATCGTGGCCGAACAGTTCTCCGAGCTCGTGGAGCTGGCCAAGGCCGGCATGCCGATCCCGCCGCAGGCGATCATCATGGCGTCGATGCTGCGTAACAAGAAGCAGATCCTCGACTTCATCGAGCAGCAGAGCCAGCAGCAGGCCGGCGCCGGGCATCCTCCGCCTGAGGTCGTGCAGGCCGAGCTCGACGGCAAGCTGGCCGAGACCGAGCACACCCGCGCCAAGACGCAGGAGATCGCGGCCAAGATCGTGAAGATGGCGCACGAGGTGCAGCAGCCGCAGCAGCCCGCAGGACCCGGCTCCGTCCCGGGCGGCGCGCACATGGCGCAGTTCGCGGGCTGACCAGACCAGAGATCACGGGAGAGGGCCCTTCGGGGCCCTTTGTCGTTTGAAGCCGCCGCCGGGCTCAACGGGCGATCCGAGCGCTTCCCCTCGTATCGGGAGCCCTGCCGCCGGGGTCCGGGCGATCACGTGAGAACCGACGAAACAGGTCATGGACGACAACACCCCCTCGTTCCTCAAAGAGGACACTTCCAACCTCACTCCGCCATCTGCCGCCGAACCGGCCGCACCGTCAGCTCCTGCAGCGCCCTCCGCGCCCGCAGAGCCCGCGGCTGCCGCTCCGGCGACGCCTGCAGCCCCCGCTGCCCCTGCCGCTCCCACCGAGCCGCAGCCGTCCCATCATGTGCCTCTCACGGCCCTGTTGGACACGCGGGATCAGCTCAAGGCGGAAAAGGCTGCTCGAGAAGCCGCAGAGCGCAAGCTTAAAGAACTCGAGCAGCAGCCTCAGCAGCGTCCCGATCTGTTCGCAGATCCGGAAGCCTGGGAGGCGCACCTCGCAGCACAGATGGAGCGCAAGTTCACCGAGCGCATGCTCAACGCGAACCTGCACGCCACGGCGGAGAAGCACGGAAAGGCCTTCGAAGAGGCATACGAGGCTCTCCTGAACAAGGGTGATCCCGTCCTCGTGCAAAAGATCATCGGCTCGGTCGATCCCGGCGCCGAGATCATGAAGTGGCACAAGCGTGAAACCACTCTGGCGAACGTGGGCGATGACCCCGACGCCTGGGTGATGAAGCGTTATCAGGAGCTCATGGCCGCTCAGGGACTTGCTCCCGGCGGTACCGCTCCCGGAGCCGCGCCGGTCGTAGCCGCTCCAGGCGGAGCTGCTGCCCCCGCACAGCCTACCCAACCTGTCACGCCGCCTCGCTCGGTCGCAACCGCGCCGGGCAGCGCGGGAGCCTTCAAGGAAACCGTGCCGGAATCAGCCTTCCAGCACGTCTTCGGCGGCTCCTGAGTGGCCCTTTCCACCCCCTGAAAACGAGGAATAGCCGATGGCTACCATCGAACTTGCTTCTGCGTCCGCCAAGAAGGTCTGGACGGCGAAGCGCTACGACGAGTACGTGCGCGGGTCGGGCTTCAAGCCCTTCATGGGCACGAGCAACGACAAAATCATCCATGTCCGCCAGGAGCTTCGCAACGAGGCCGGCGATACCGTGAATATCCCGCTGCTGGCCAAGCTGGGCGGCAATGGGAAGCGCGGCGCCACCCCGATTGCCGGTAACGAGCAGGGCCTGGCCAACTACAACTTCCCCATCTCCATCGACTTCGTCGGTGACGGTGTGGCGGTGTCGAACTATGACCAGTTCCGCACCGAGATCGACCTGCTCGATGCCGGCAAGGCGGCCCTCGTCCAGCTCATGGCCGAGATCACCCGCAACGACATCATCAAGGCGCTGAACTCCAAGGGCGGCGCTCAGGACACCGTGGAGAGCCCGCTCTCGGCGGCTGCCCGCAATGCCTGGCTGGTCACCAACCAGGACCGCGTCCTGTTCGGCAACTCGGCGCAGAACTACAATGCCACCTTCGCCACAGCGCTGGCGACGCTGGATTCCACCAACGACAAGCTGTCGAAGAAGATCGTGAAGCTGGCGCGCATGCTCGCCCGCAACGCCAAGCCCCTGATCCGTCCCGCGATGGTCAAGGAAGTGGAGATGTCGGGCAAGGGCGGCAACATGGTCGAGTGCTTCGTCATGTTCGTCGGTGCCCGTTCGTTCTACCACGTCGGCAACGACCCAGAGCTGGTGGCGGACCTGCGGCAAGGCATGGAGCGCGGCGTGCTCAACCCGCTCTTCCAGCCGGGCGACTACATGATCGACAACGTGATCATCCGGGAGATCCCGGAGATCACCGAGCTGCTCCTGCTCTCCGGAGCGGGCGCCGCTGGCGTCGACGTGGAGCCGTTCTTCTTCTGCGGCGCCCAGGCCATCGGCTACGCGGTGGGTCACGATCCGAAGTTCGCCACCGATGCCCGGGACTACGGCTTCGTGAACGGCGTAGCCGTCCGCGAGCTGCGCGGCATCGAGAAAAACCGCTTCCAGCCGTCGCAGGCCAACGGCGCGGCCAAGGATCACGGTGTCTTCACCGGCTTCGTCGCGGCCCCGAACGAGTAAGCGGCCGTCCTGACATCATCGGGAGGGCCACGGCCCTTCCATCCTCAATCTTCGTAATAGGGAGGATGGCAATGACCATCCATTTCAACGCGAACCAGGCGGTTCGTAAGGAAGACGCCGGCGGCCATGGCGTGGCCGGCAACGTGAAGGTGGCCTCGGGGGAATACAGCCTCTCGGCCGCTCTCACGCTCAACCAGGTGATCCCGATGCTGGCGATCCCGCGCGGCGCTCGCATCGTGGGTGCCGGCATTGCTGCCGACGATCTCGATACCAACGGCGCTCCGACCCTCGTCCTGGGCCTGGGCGACACCGGTGACGACGATCGTCTCATCGCAGGCTCGACGGTCGGCCAGACCAGCGGCGTCGACGATGCGATCGAGACCACCGGCATCCTCTACAAGTACGAGGCCTCCACGGTCATCAGCATCACCGTCAAGACCGCCCCTGCCACGGGCGCGGCTTCCGGCAAGCTGAAGGCGTGGGTGTCCTACGTCCTCGACTAATGAGCGCGGCGGGCGGCGTTTCCTGCTGCCCGCTCCCTTCCACGGGGGATTTCCTCACATGAAGTATGTCACCTACACGCCGCCGGCGGACGATCCGTCGTTCCCGGAAGTCACGTCGCAGTTTGGCTTCAAGTTCCGCGCCGGCCAGTCCGTCCCGGTGAGCAAGCCGGACGCCCTGAAGCGCTTTGAGGGCAACCGCTTCTTCAAGGTCACCGACAAGCCCATCGAGGGCTCCGAGGCTCAGGACGACGGCGATCTGTCGGTTGCCAAGACCCGGATCGAGCGCCTGGAAAAGGTCATCACCGACGGCCGCGCCGCCCATGAGCGTCTTTCCGCCGAGCTGAAGGCCTCGCAGGACGAGGTTGCCCGCCTCGACGGCGAGCTCAAGTCTGCCAAGGCGGACAATGAGCGTCTTTCCGCCGAGTTGGACGCTGCACGCGAGGAGATCGCGAAGCTCCAGGCCTCCGCGAAGGCCTCCGAACCAAAGACGGCCAAGAAGTAACCCCCGAGGCCCCGCTCTGCGCGGGGCTTCTCCTTTGAGGTGAGCGGCATGGCCTACACCAAGCAGCAGATCGCGGCGCAGGCCCTCCGGGTGCTCGGCGTCCTCGGCTCCGGGCAGACGATCAGCGCCGAAGACATGGAGACGATGACGCCGATCATCGACGGCACGGCGGCGATCTGCGAGTCGGAGGGCGTCTGCTACCTCGTGCCGGATCTCGAAGCGGATGATGTGCCGGCGGAGGCCTTTCTGCCGTTCGCCACCGTCGTCGCCAAGTGGGCGGCCTCGAGCTACGGCGTAGGGGGGCAGGACCTCGCGGGCATCCAGATGCTCTCCGACGTCGCCGAGAGCACTCTCCGGTCGTTCCAGCCCTCCGGTCGCGGCGACCAGCCGACGGAAGCGGACTACTTCTGATGGTCGCGATCCCGTTTCCCGTAACCAGCCGGCCCGGCGCGCGCCCGTCCGAAGGTCAGGGCCGCCTTGTGAACGCCTATGCGATCAAGGAAGGCAGCGTCATCAAGCACCGCCGCGTGCCCGGCCTGCTGCGCCACAAGGCGATTGCCGGGCTGACCAAGGGGCGGGGCATCTTCTACGACGGCGTGAACCTTCTGGTCGCCGCCGACAACAAGCTTGTGAAGATCGATCCCACGGGCGCGGCCACGACGCTCCTGAACAATCTCGACGGCACCGGCCCCGTGAGCTTCGCGCGCAATGCCAACCCGGCATCGCCCGATGTCGTGGTGGTCTCGAGCGCCGGCGCCTATACCGTCGACGCGACCCAGATCAGCACCTATCCCGATCCGGATGTGGGGCAGCCGAATTCGGTCGCCTCCCTGGACGGCTATCTCCTGTTCACCACAGCCGCAGGCTTCATCATCGCCACCGGCCTGAACACCACCGCCATCAACGCCCTCTCGAATGCCAAGGCCGAGAGCAACCCGGACGGGCTCCTACGCGGACTCGTGGCGGGCCAGCTCTTCTATGCCCTGGGCTCGCAGTCGATCGAGGTGTTCCAGAACGTCGGATCCTCGCCTTTCCCCCTGGCGCGTGTGGCCGTGATCCCGGTGGGGCTCATGAGCGCCTTCGCCGCCACGGGAGCGCAGGACGGCTGGGAGGGAACCCCGATCTTCGTCGCAACGGACGGCACGGTGCGGCGCCTCAACGGCTATCAGCCGGAGGTCATCTCCGAGTCGGACCAGGTGCGCGACATCCTTCAAGCCAAACGCATGGGCTGGGAGCTGCGCGCCTCGGTCTATGTGGATGGCGACATGGCGGTGTGGAGCCTGACTGCCATCGACGCTACAGACGAGCGCAAGGGGTGGACGTGGGAGTTCAATCTGACCACTGGGGCGTGGCACCAGAGGTCTTCCCATCTCATGGGGCGATGGAGAGCCACGTTCTCCTGCCAGGCCTTCAATCGCTGGCTGATGCAGGACACGCTCACTGCCGACGTGCTCGAGATCGATGGCACCCGCGCGCTTGAGCTGGACGAGTCGCTCGCCTGGGAGGTGTGGAGTGCTCCCGTCAAGGCGTTCCCGGCGTCGACGCAGTGCCGGAGGGCGGATTTCGACTTCGTCGTCGGCGTCGGCAGCGAGCTCGGCGCCGTTCCGATCCAGACCGATCCCGTGGTGGAGATCACCTGGTCCGATGACGGCGGCGCGACGTTCGGCACGCCGGTCAAACGGGCCCTGGGACGGCAAGGCGACACCCGCCAGGCCGTGACCGTGCTCAACTGCGGCCAGAGCTCCCAGGTCGGACGCGTGTGGCGTCTGAGGGTCTTCGATCCGGTCTATGTCAGCCTCATGGGCGGCAACATGGAAACCAAGGCGAGGATCTTCTGATGCCCGTCGCTGCAAAGCCGCCTCCGGCTCCCCCTCCCGGCATGATCTGGTTCACGCCACAGGGCACCCTGACACCGGAGGCCTTCAACTTTCTTCTCTCCGTCCTGCGCTACCTGGAAACCCTCCGGGCGGCGATCCCCTAACGTTCGGATACTCCCATGGCATCTTTCTTTTCGGGTCGGGCAGGCCGCAATGCCGCCGTCGCCGCCGAGGGCATTCTCTCCAATGCGCAGGACCGGGCCTATGATCTGATCGGGCAGGGGCGCGACCAGGCGTCTCAGCGGCTCAGTCGTGGCTATCGCCTCTACGAGCGGGGCTTCTCCAACGGGATGGGGGCGCTGACCGCCGGTTACGACGCCAGCAAGCCGCACCTCCAGGCCGGCATCGACACTTGGCAGGGCGTTCACGACCAGGGCAAGGCCGGCGCGACGGCCTATGCCGATGCCACCGGCGCGAACGGCGCCGAGGGCTATGGCCGGGCGGTCAACAACTTCCACACCGGTCCCGGCTATCAGTTCAACATGGACGAGATGCTGGACGCGGTGAACCGGTCGGCTGCCTCCCGCGGAATGCTCTCAAGCGGCAACACGACCTCCGATCTGATGACGAAGGCTTCCGGCATCGCCAATCAGGAATTCGGGAACTACGTCTCGCGCCTGCAGCCCTTCCTCTCGATGTACACGCAGGGCGCCCAGGGGCTGAGCGGGGCCCATGAGAGCATGGCGGACCTGGAGACCGGCTATGGCAAGGACATGGCCCAGATGCAGGTTGGCCGGGCGGACAAGCTGGCGGGTGTCAACATGGCCCGGGCCGCCCTCGACAGCGACGCGGCCAACAACCGGGCGAACCTGCTCCTCGACATCGCCGGGCAGATCGCACCCATCCGCATGCAGGGCATGATGGCGGGCCAGCAGGCCGCGGCCAACCGCTTCGGCGCGGTGATGGGTGCTGTCGACCTCGGTACGAAGCTTCTGGGCCTTGGCACCGGCAATGGCGGCACCGTCGGCGGCAAGCTCTTTTCCATGATGGGAGGCTAAGCGATGACGATCCCTGTTCGTTTTCAGCGGTTCGCTGTCCCCGACCTCCAGGCTCCGGCGGTCAATGTCTTCGGGATGCTGTCCGAGATCGGCGACAGCATCACCAAGGCCAACGACAAGCGGCTGAAAGCCAAAGAAGACTACGAAGCTGGTGAACTCCTCGCCCGCGCTTTCGATGCACAGCTCGGCGGCCAGCAGCCGACCAGCAAGGCCGGGGCGCTCCTTGATATCGCGCAGCCGCGAGCTGCGGGACCGGTGCCGGCAGGCTCGGCTACCGCCAGCGGAACGCCCCGGAAGAACATCGAGCGCGGCACCGTGCACGTCGCTGAGACTGAGGAGGACGTGCAGCGTCTCGAACGGGCCACGGGCATGAACGTGGACCAGGATCTCGATAAGGTCGTGCGCACCGTCTACGGCGAGGCTGCCGGCGAGGGGATCATGGGTCAGCGGGCCGTGGCGAGCGTCATTGCCAATCGCTCCCGGCAAAGCGGGATGACGCCGACGGACGTGGTTCTCGCCAAGGGGCAGTTCGAGCCATGGTCCGATCCGGCCGCTCGCGCCCGCATGGAGAGCCTCGATCCGAACTCGCCGGAGTACAAGCAGCTCGCCGCCCTCGTGGAGCCGGTGTTGCGCGGGCAGGCCGCCGATCCGACGGGTGGAGCCACCCATTTCTACGCGCCGAAGGCCCAGGCAGCCCTCGGTCGTAAGGCTCCTTCCTGGGACGACGGCACCGGCCGGGATATCGGCAATCACCGGTTCTTCAGCCACGGCTACGGACCGCAGGGCCAGGTTCAACTCGCGCAGGCTGATGCTCCGGCTCCCGGCGCCAAGGAAGCGCAGTTCGTAGTCCCGGGGCAGCAGGCGCCGCGCGCGGGCGGCCTGAGCCGCGAGCTGCTGGTGGCGATGGCCCGCAACCCGCAGACCCGGGCGATGGCGGGCGAGCTGATCCGAGGCTTGGCCAAGGGCGAGGTCAAGACCGTCGATCTCGGAACCTCCATCGGCGTCATGGACAACCAGGGCAACCTCATTCGCCAGATCCCGAAGAGCCAAAACCCCGTGAGCCTTGCTCAGGGTTCGGTCCTGGTCGATCCCAGTACCGGGCGCGAGATCTACCGCTCCGAAAAGCCCCCTGAGGCTCCAACCACGCGCCAGATCAAGCAGGCGGATGGTTCGGAGGTTACTGTTCAATGGGATCCTGAGAGCCGTCAGTGGATACCGATGCCGGCCCCGCAGGGTGGCGCAGTCGTTCAGGGTCCGCCGAAGCTGACCGAAACCCAGTCGAAGGACGTGGGCTTCTACAATCGCGGCTCGAAAATCATTGATAGGCTCGATCAACAGGATCAGGAGCTTACCGATGGTTTCAGTGCTGTCGGTGGAAACGTGTCGAACTTCCTCAAGACCGACACATACCGCCGGGCGGAGCAGACGGGCCGTGAGTTCCTGGCTGTGATCCTGCGCAAGGATACCGGCGCGGCCGTCACACCTCAGGAAATGGAGCAGTACGGCTCGATCTATCTACCGCGCCCTGGCGACGATGCCGCCACAATTCAGCAGAAGCGCGAAGCCCGTCGTACCGCGCTTGAGGGCATCCGCATGGGCCTGGGCACTGCGGAGATCCTCTTCAAAGGGCAGGGGGGCGCGCAGGAGGCTCCGCAGCAAGCTCCTAACGCACCGAACGTCATGGCTCCCTCGCGGGCCGATCTCGAAGCTGAGGCTCGCCGCAGAGGGCTGCTGAAATGACGGACCTGTCGAAGATCTCCGATGACGAGCTGATGGGGCTGCTCAAAGCCGCTCCGGCTCAAGCTCCCGCCACAGATCTGTCGGGGTTGAGCAATGAGGACTTGCTGAAAGCCCTCGGGCAGGCAGCGCCGACGAAAGCCTCGTTCGATGAACGCTTTAAAGGCGAAGGCGGCGGCGAGCGCAGAACCCTCGAGGAAGGTCTTATCGGCAAGGCCGAAGAGTTGGGACGCCCCACCCGGACGGAGAGTTTCCTGACCGGTGCTGCTCAAGGGTTGACGGCCAACTTCCTAGACGAAGCCGCCTCGGGGGTGAACGCACTCTATGATGTGGTGACTGGGCAGGCGCCGAATGGCATGGGCGCTGCCTACGAGCGCCATTTGGCGTCTGCGCGGCGCCAGGATCGGGACGCTCAGGAAACGAACCCTGGAACCTACCTGACAGGGCAGATTGCCGGTGGCGTGGCAACGGCGCCAGCTCTTCCAGGCGGAACGGGCGTTGTCGGCGGCATGAAGGCTGGTGCCGCTTATGGCGCTGTATCTGGAGCCGGTGCAGGTGAGGGCATCGAAGGCAGGGCCGTCGGAGCCGGCGTCGGCGCTCTCACGGGAGGAGCCGTTGGCGCGGCGGTCCCGGCGGCCATCAACGGGGTCACGGCGGTGGCCAAGAGTATCGGCAATGTCGTCAGCTCTGTCGCCGGCTCGGCAAGAGGCGCGATCAACGCGGAAGCCGAGGCGGCCCGCCGTATCACGGCCGCTCGTGCGGCAGATGCGGCTGTAGGAGACGTTGCTGATGAGGCCACGGTAGCCGCTGGTCTTGCCAATGGTCAGCCGTTGCGGGTGATCGATACTGGCGGAGAGAAGACTCGCGCCCTCGCTCGTGCATCGGCGAACGTTTCACCTGAAGGACGGGCAATTCTCGATGGAACAGTAAATCCCAGATACGAAGCGCAGGCCGACCGGGTGACCGAGTTCATCCGCAGCATGGTCGGCACTGCCGACGCAGGCGCGACGCGAGAAACCCTCCAGCAGGCGGCCAAGGCAGCTAACCGAGGCGCTTACGCGAAGGCCTACGCCCAGGGTTCACAAGGTGTATGGGACGACACCCTGGCTCAACTCGTCCAAGCGCCTGCCGTTCAGGCGGAGATCCGGGATGCGGCCCGGCGCAGCGCCAACAAGGCCGCGGGCCAGGGATTCAAGCCCGTCAGAAACCCTTTCGTGGTAGCCGAAGATGGAACGGTGTCGCTCCAAGAGGGCGTAACCCCGAACCTTCAGTTCTGGGATGTGGTGAAGCAGGGGCTAGACGACCAGATCAACGCCCTGCAGCGCAATGGCAAGGGTGGGGAGGCCGGAGACCTGATCGGGCTTCGCGACGCCCTACGCAACCGCCTCGACGAGATCGTGCCGAGCTACAGGGAGGCGCGGCGGGGAGCCGCCTCCGCCTTCGATGCTGAAGATGCACTTGAGGCCGGACAGAAGTTCGTCAGGTCGAACGTCTCGATTAATGACGCCAGGAGGGCTGTTGCCCGGATGACAGAACCGGAGCGCAAGCTGTTCGCCGAAGGCTTTGCTTCAGACCTCATCGACCAGATCAACCGCGTGCCCGATCGGCAGAGTGTGGTGAACCGCATCTTCGGCTCACCGCAGGCAAGGCAGCGGATCGAGGTTGCCCTCGGCAAGGACAAGGCTTCCGAGCTGGAGGCCTTCATCCGAGTAGAGCACCTGATGGAGCTTCCGAGAAAGGCCCTGCAGGGCAATTCCACGACGACGCGTCAGCTTGTTGAACTAGGACTGGTCAGCGCGGGCGGTGGGGCTACCTGGATGACTGGCGACAATAGAGGTCTGGCCATGGGTGTGGTTGCGGCGGCTCTTTCACGGGGCCGCGCAAAGGTGGACGCTCGTGTGGCCCAGAAGGTTGCCGAGATGCTGGCTTCCGATGATCCGGCGGTCCTGCAGCAGGCGATGAAAACGGTTTCTCGTAATCCGAGGCTTATGGAGGCTATCAGGGGTGCAGAGGATTACCTGGTCCGATCACTTGGCCCGGCCGTGAACGACAACCTAGGGCAGCCTCTTACGATGACTGTGCGGCCGATGGCCAGCGGGGCTCGCCCAAGCGCGGCCTCAGATAGTAAGACGGAAGAAGAGCCACAGTAGAAGAGTCGTGGCAATCGGAAAGCGGTATCGGATGATCAGCCTACCGAGCCAGTTCCAGAAAGGGTCGGAGGGGCTATCCACTAGTCTAAGCCCTCAAGACGGTTGATCCGGCGCTCAATTTCCTCAAAGCGCCGCTCTATGATTGATGAATAAAAGAAGTAGATGCCTAGTGCGGAAATGATCCCGCCAATAACGCGCTGATCGAAGAAAATCAGAAGCGCACCAGCAGCTAGGCCAGTCCAAGCATAGCGTTCAAGCTTCTGACTTCCTTTCATATAGCTCATTTCTCGGGCTCACTCATGGGTGGGGGCTCCCCGCCACGCTTAGATCATGAGCGTAGCGGGAGAGGGTTGCAAGGTAGGGAAGAAGCGTCAACGAACCACTAACCGGTAAGCGCTAGTGTTACATGCGATGGGGGCGCGCATGCTAACGCAAGCTGATGTAAGGGTGGGAGGGCAGTCAGTCCTCGCGTCCGGGGTTATAGTAGTTGAAGATGATCAGACGATTGATCTAACAATTTTGGGTTTTAAGCTCAGGATTGTCTTAACGTCTAAGGACAGAAGAAACACTGAAAGGCCCAAGGTAACCTGGGAGACAGATGGTCCGAGCGGCGTTATTACGTTGACGGATTTCAATAATCCCTTTGGAACGGCGTATTCAGCCAACATCGGAGATCTCGACGGCGCGCCGGTAAAGCTGGCCCTGATGGTTCACGCGATCCCGTTGGAAAAAGTCGCAAGGTCATTGGCATACACAGTCTTTTTGGAGGCAGCCAATGGCTAAATTTGAATTCCGGATCCCGGAAGGCCATCCTCCTTCTGAAAAGATCCTCGATGTGCAGCTTCAGCACGCAACGAAGCAAATGGAGATGGGCTTGCTCGGCTCACTATTCGGAGACAAGAAGCCGGAGAATGTCGCAGGCTTTGCGATCACTCTGGCTTTCCTCGGCATCATGGTTGCAGCGTTCGCGCCTGTTGCAACCGATTTCCCGCGGCGTGAGCTGATCACGGGGTGCATCGGTATCATCACGGGAGCGCTCGGCTTCGTCTTCGGTCATTCGAAAGGCCAGTCTGGGTAGTTGCACTATCGCTCACAGCAAAATCTTCCACAGGCTCCCTCACGGGGGCCTTTTTTATTGGAGCCCCCATGGCTGCACTCGTTCCGTTGTCCCTGCAGACGATCTTCGACCCGCTCAAGGGCAAGCCGCTCGCCGGGGCTAAGATCTTCTTTTACGACGCCGGCACCACCACGCCGAAGGTCGTCTACACCGATCCCCTGCTGCAGAACGCCCATCCCCACCCGGTGCTGACCAATGGAGCTGGGCGGATTCCGGTCATCTACGTCGGGGAGGGCAACTACAAGGTCGAAATCTGCACACCCGCCGGGGTCGTGATCGACTCGGCCGACGACATCCAGGGCGAGGTGGTCGCCACAGGAGGCGGCGGCGGCGGAGGCGGGACCGTCGATCCCACCACGGTCCTGCAGACGGGCATGATCATCATGCGCCATGGCAACGGCGCTCTGGCGGGGTTCGTGCGCTGCAACGGGCGGACCATCGGCAGCGCCACCTCCGGTGCCTCCGAGATGGCGGCGGCCGGAGCCCAGGCCCTGTTCGAGTACCTCTGGAATACGGATCCCAACCTGGTCGTGTATGGCCAGGGCGGCTCGACGCCGGCAACGCGCGGTGCCACCGCGCTGGCGGACTGGAACGCCAACCGGCACATCGCTCTCCCGGACTGGCGTGGCCGCTCCCCCGCCGGACGCGACAGCATGGGCGGCGGCAACGCCAACGTGCTGCGCCGGGTCGGCACCATCACGATCACCAACGGCTCGACCATCGCGACGCCGGGCAACCTGCAGACGGTCACCGTCGGCGACTACGTGGCAGCCACCGGCGTTCCGGTCGGCACCAAGGTCACCGCGATCAACGCCAACGGCACCGTCACTCTGTCGGCCGCTGCCATGGCCAGCAGCGCCGGGATCCAGGCAATCTACTCTCCGTTCTCCGACTCGGACCTGCTCGGCGCCCATGCAGGCTCGATGCTCCACCAGCTCGCCGAGCACGAGCTCGCCAGCCACGTGCATGCGAATTCCGCCGCCATTGGCGAGTCTGGGGCCCATACTCATACGGGTTCAACGAACAGCGCGGGGTCGCACGACCACAGCTACTCAAGGCCGGGCAACCAGCAGGTTGTCGCGGCAGGCAGTACGCCGGCATACATCGGGCGTGAGACGGTCTCGACCAGCGATGCCGGCAGCCACAGCCACACGGTCACGATCCCGGCAAGCGGCCAGCACACCCACCCAGTGACTGTCTACAACGCCTATCAGGGCTTGAGCGCCGCGCATCGGAACCTCCCTCCGGTCGCGCTGACCACCTTTTACATCAAGCTGTGAGGGCTCGATGCTTCGGATCCAGTTCCCCGAGATCTCCAACCGCGAAACCTGGGAAGAGACCCTGGCGCTTACCGAGGATGGCGCGCCGATCCCGGGGCTCGACGGGTGCGCATTCGCCTTTGCCATGCGCCCGCACGGCAGCCAGGCCCCGGCACTTGCAGGTACCCAAGACGACCTGCTCACCGTGGATGTGGAGGCCTCAACCGTCTCCTGGGCCATCGACACCCGTCCGCTGCAGCCGGGCTACTACGATGTGGGCGTCACCTTCACCCGGGCCAGTCGAACCTCTCAGATCCTCGTCGGAACGATCGAGATTGTCGATGGAGTCGTGCCATGACCATTCGTGTTCAGATGCAGAAGCGTCCTCGGATCGTGGCGCGCGGCACCCTGGGATTGCGGGGCTATGCCGCCTGGACGCCGGTTTATGCAGTAGAGGTCGATGGCGACCGCCGCGTGCTCAGGGTGGCCGATTACATCGACGGTGAAGGCGAGAAGCCACCCTTCATCGGCTGGTATGTTGGCGCCATCGGGCTGACCCAGGAGATTACGGAAGGCGCCGACATCCGCGGCGACATGGCTTGGACGCCGGTCCTCGCCTTGGTCACCGACGGCGACCGAGTGGTGCACCGGATCATCGACTGGATCGGCGGGACAGGTCCGAAGCCGGCCACAGGGTATGTGACGGACATCGGCTTGTCCGATGACATCGGCAATGGCGTCGATCTGCGGGGATACCGCGGCTGGTCGCCGGTCTTCGGCATCGTTGCCGACAACAACCGGCGAATTTATCAGCTTACGGACTGGACAGGCGGCGTCGGCCCTAAGCCATCGGTCCTGTCAGGGACGGGAGAGACGTTGTTCGTCGCAGAGGCTGGGTTCACCACGGATCCGGCGCAAGCCATAGACGTCCGTGGACCACAAGGCATTCAGGGAGTTCAGGGAGTGCCCGGTGGCGGCATGACCGCCCGCTACTCCTACTCCTCCACGATCACGAACGAGGATCCCGGTACCGGCTTTCTGCGAGGCAACAACGCTACCTTCGCCTCCTCGACGCAGCTTTACGTCTCGAACACCAATGGATCAGGTGCAGCCTTTGGCGCAGCGATCGACACCTTCGACGACTCCACCAGCACATCGCTGCGCGGGCACGTCCAACTCACCTCGGAGAGCGATCCGTCGAAGTTTGTCATCTTTGCGGTGACGGGTGCGGTGACGGCCAACACCGGCTACAAGACGATAGCCGTCACCCCGGTCGCCTCCAACGGCACCTTCGGAAATGACGAAGCGCTGGTTCTGTCCTTTGTGCGGACCGGAAACCTTGGTGCCACCGGCGCGCAAGGGGCGCATGGCGGCCTCACCGCGCGCTACATTTTCTCGACCACCACGACGGACGCCGATCCTGGCGTCGGCTTCCTGCGCCTGTCGGGAGCCGTGAATGCTGCGACGGTCCTGCGGGCATCGAACACCGCCCTCAACGGCGTGGCCTTCGGCCCGATCATGGACACGTTTGACGACAGCACGTCGGCGGTCAAAGGCTTTATCCGCCTGCAGCATGAGACGGATCTGACCAAGTGGGCGCTGTACTCCGTCACGGCAGTAGCGTCGCCTACTGGCTACAAGAACATCAGCATCGCGCATGTCGGTTCGGGAACCGCCTTTGCGAACAACGACCCGGTTGTTCTCTCGTTCATGCGGACGGGAGATCAGGGCGTCCAAGGCATTCAGGGTGCGCACGGCGGGGCCGTAACGTTGCGCTACACCGTCTCCACCGTCACGACCGACGCAGACCCTGGCAACGGCTTCCTGCGCTTCAACAACGCCACGATGAACGCTGCGAGCCAAATCTTCATCGACCATCTCGACCAGAGCGGGGCATCGGTTCAGAACCTCCTTTCCACGTTCGATGACTCGACCAACTCTGTGAAGGGCCAAATCCGGATTGTTCACGCTACCGATCCGACGAAGTATCTGATCTTCAACATCATCAGCAACGTCATCGCCGCGACCGACTACTCAAAGCTCGTGCTGACCAACGTTTCGTTCAGCGCGGCTTCGCCGTTCGCCAACAACGATCCGGTCGTCGTCTGCTTCACCCGAGCGGGAGACAAGGGCGCGGCGGGCGATCAGGGATGGTCGCCAGTCTATGCGGTTGTCTCCGACGGCGAGCGCCGCGTCCTTCAGGTCTCGGATTGGACCGGAGGGGCGGGGACGAAGCCCGCGACTGGCTCCTATCTCGGCCCAACCGGGTTTGTGGCCTCCATAGGTGCAGCCGTGGATATCCGCGGGGCTCAAGGCGCCCAGGGCCTCCAGGGCGAGAAGGGCTGGTCGCCGGTTTTCTCCATCGTCAGCGACGGCGCCCGGAGAGTGCTTCAGGTCACCGATTGGGTGGGGGGTGCCGGCGCGAAGCCCGCGACGGGAAGCTATGTCGGCACCACCGGGCTTGTGGCCGGTATTGCTCAGGCTGTCGACATCCGGGGCCCCGCAGGCCCAGCGGTGGGCGCGAACAGCGTCGACAACACGCTGCTGGCCGATATGGCGACGGGTACGATCAAAGGGCGCGTCTCGGCTGGAACAGGTGACCCGGAGGATCTGACAGGAGCTCAAGCGGCGGGTATCATGCCGGTCGTGCGCTATGACGCGGTGCAAGTCCTTACCGAGGCGCAGAAGCAGCAGGCCCGCGACAACACAGGTCTGATCTGGCGGCCGCTCCATCGGATCACGCTCGGTGCGGACGTGGCCGCCATCGACATTTCGATTCCGGCCGCCGCCAGAATGATCCGCATTACTGGCGCTCTTCAGTGGACGGTGGGCACGAGCGCGGCCCTCGGAATGCGCTTCAGCTTCGACAATGGTGCGACCTACAAGGCTGGAGCGACGGACTACAAGTTCGGTGTGCTCTATGGCTCGGGCAGCGCTACCCCGGCGCATACCAGCCTCAGTGCCGATCGCATTCAGCTGACCACCACGGCGCTTGGCGGCAACGTCCCGCCGGTGCTCGAAGCCTTGATTGCGAACTGGAGTGCGAACCGCCTGATCGGTGTGTCTGGCAGCGGCGGTCTGACCGATGGGAACGGTGACATCTGGAACTACAAGTTTGCGGGCTACTACCCTGCAACGGCCGCTCTCACTAACGTTCGGCTGTTCGCCACATCCGGCAACCTCAAGAGCAGCTCGGAGCTGATCGTGGAGTACCTGGCATGAGCAAGGTAAAAGTCTGGCGGGACGGTAAAATCATCGATGTGGATAGTGTGGAGCTAAACCTCCCGGAGGCCGATCTCGCGATACCGAAGATCCGCTCCATAGCCATGTGGCGGGCCCGCACGATCATGAAGGTAACGCCCTGGGGTGAGGGAACGCTGTTCGACGCGGTGCAGTCCGCCATCGCGGCGATCACTGACCCGCTGCAGAAAGCCTCCGCCGAAGAGGCGCTCGAGCGCGGCGACGTGTTCGACCGGGACGGCATGTTCGTGCCGATGTTAGCCGGCGCGCTTGGGATCTCGAACGAGCAACTCGACGACTTGATGGAGCAGGCGGCGGCTCTGCCAGCCTGACGCATTCCAGCGCGAACACCGACCAAGCCGCCTCCGGGCGGCTTTTTCTTTGGAGCAATGAAATGACTAACCTGCCGGCGCAGTATGCGTGGCTGGGCCGCGAGCCTGCGCCCAATCATCTGGTTCAGGCCCTCAAGCTCTTCGGCACCCTCGAGACGCCGGGCGCCAAGAGCAACGCCATCATCCTGGCCTGGGCCGATGAGGTCGGCGTCGACGATGTCTACGTCGCGGACAGCACCCCGTGGTGCGGCCTGTTCGCCGCCGCGGTGATGAAGCGCGCCGGCTGGGATCCGGTCAAGAACCCGCTCTGGGCCCTGAACTGGTCGAAATTCGGCCAGGCGGCCGACAAGCCGATGCTCGGCGACATCCTGACTTTCAAGCGCAACGGGGGAGGGCACGTCGGCTTCTACGTCGGCGAGGACGCCACCTGCTTCCACGTGCTCGGCGGCAATCAGTCCGACCAGGTCTGCATCACCCGCATCGCCAAGAACCGCCTCCACGCCGCACGCCGGCCGGAATGGCGCGTCGCTCAACCCGCCAATGTCAGGCCGATCCGCCTCGCGGCCGCCGGCGGCATTTCCCGAAACGAGGCATAGAGGACCCGACATGTTCAGACTTCTTCGACTGGCCGCGCTCGCCTGCGCGGCTTTTATTGTGCCTGCGCTCGCTTTTGCCGCCGAGGGCACGACCGTCACCATCTCCTACGGCGATTACCTGATCGAGGTCGCTCACATCGTGGGCACCCTTGGGGTCGCTCTCTTCCCCGTGGCCGTCGCGTTCCTTCCGGCGCCGATTCGCCTCTTGGTCTCGGCCGTCTTCGGCGAGCAGCTCGTGCGAAACGCCCGTGACTATGCCCTGAACGCCGTCGAGGGCGCGGCCAAGGGTAAGACCCTGACGGTGGACGTAGGCAATCAGGTGCTCGCCCAGGCTGTCCAGTATGCGGTGAGGGAGGGGGCTCCCTGGCTGGTGCGCTGGCTCGGCGGCCCTGAGGGCATCCGCAAAAAGGTCTTCCGCCTGCTCGATCTCGACGAGAAGGCCTCGGCCGCCAAACTCGCCGTCGCTACGGCGCCGAAGTAACGAAACCACAGCGGAGCGGAGCCGCCCGGAAGAGGCGGCCCGCTCACAGGGGCAACCATGATCACCGATAAAGTTACGACCGCGAGCGCTGTTGGCGCCGTGGCCTCGCCGCTGTGGCTTCCGACCTTGGCGGATGTTTCGCAGATCTGCGCCACTCTCGCTCCCATTCTGGGTGTGGCGTGGCTGCTGTTTCAGTTCGTCCTCAAGGTCCGCGAGCTTTGGAAACGCCCGTGAGGGCCCTTCTAGGTCGCGCGCGCGTAAGATTAAAGGCCTATTCAGGCTCCGGCTTCCTGAACGATGTGACAATACCGCCCGGCTCTCAGGATGATACTTTGTTCCAGCACGGCATCGGGCGTCCGGCTCGGTGCGGGAAGGGAGATCAGACGGCCTCATGACCCGTCTGTCGAAGCGCAAGCCATTCTAACCGTGCCGGAGACAACCCGGCCCGCGCAATCCGCCCCGCTGGCTTCGGCCAGCGGGGCTCTTTTGCTATGGCGCTACCCGCGGAGAAACCGTGGGTCTCGGCTTACTGACCGAACAACTTTTTCAGCTTCTCTTTGGGTCTGCTGAAGACGCTGGGTGAGATCGTGGACTTGCCGCCGCAGGCACGCCGAGGTCTGGCGTTCCTCTTCCAAGGCTGACTGGAGTTCGTCAACTTTGGTGCGTAGCCAGCTGATCTCGTCGTTCTCGCTCATTCGTGCATCATCCTTAGCTATAGAGCTGGAATTAGAGATGCTTCAGGCGATGCAGCTTACTGTGCTTCAGAGGCATCAGAAGTTGCTCCGGATGGCCTCTTGAACAGTGAGTAGACGACTGCAATCATCCCGGTTCCAAGCTGAATGACAGACGCCCCAATCACCGCAAACAGAACTTTCTCGGTGATTAGTCGATCCCCAGGCTGCAATTTTCCATTCCATAGAAAAATGTAGTCGAGGATTGCCAACCCAATCGTCAAAGTGACGGTAAATCCAACCGAAAGCTTGAAGAGTTGTAGCATACCTTGAGCTATTCTTTCGCTCAAGATCTGCTTTCTTAGATCAATGTCGCTTAGATCAAACCTGTCAGCGAGTGCGTCGAGTGAAATCGGCTCGCTCGACTTGCTTGCTAAATCGCTGAGTGGGGTGGGTTCGACCATGCATACAAGGCCTTAAGCTCGAAGGGCTACAGCGATTTCTTCAGACGGAGACTGCGACTTTCCTCGAACGGTAACCACCCCATCAGACTGTTTAGCTTGCTCTGCCGCTACCTTGGCCAGCGCCAATGCTTTTCGGAACACAGCGGCAGTGGTCGGAGCTTTTAGCTCCTTCTTCAACTTGCTGATGAGCGCAAGCGTTTCCTCGTCAGCTACGAAGGACAACTGCTTGGTTTTGTCGGTCACTGCTACCTCCCAGGGGTGATGGAGAAGTCCACCTAACTCAAAAACTGTGCATCAGTCAAGGATTAACTTTTTATTTAGCACTTGGTTTCCGCGTATTTTTAATATATGGAGAGGATCGCGTCGATTAACAAGGGAGCAAAGACGTGGGTGAGGTGGTGCCATGGTCGCGTCCTGCAGAGGTGGAATTCGATGGGAAAGCCCTGGAAAAGATCGCCGAGACCGCGAGCTTCGCTGTCCGCTTTAACGCAGTAACGAAGGCAGCCTGCGAGCACGGCAGGGCTGACGTTGTTGCCCCGGTCGTGGAAGACTATGAACGGATTGCCCTGAAATGGGAGGCCATCTTGGAGACGATCGAAACTCTAGAGCGACACGCTGACGAAATCCTCGCTGCTCTTGAGGAGGGCGATCTAACCGTGTTTGAGCACAGCAGTGCCGTTGTGCCACTTACGGTAACGAGCGTCCTGATGCGGCGGTGCTCAACCATTCGCGTGCAGGATTTCTTCCTTAGGTCGAATGCAAACCCGGCAATCCAGGAAAACTCTCCTCGTCGCCTGAAACGCCTCACCTGCGCGATGAAGGGTGGTAAAATGGTCTGCCAATTGCGCTGAACGTCACAGATCTTCTCTTATCCTTCAAGCCAATTGCTTTGGCTTCAATGCGTCGACTTCTGGCCGCACCAGACTTTCAGTCGGTACTCCTTAGCCGCCGGCCCCTCCTGCCAACGGAGAGCAAGGCTCTCCCTCACCAAGATCCGCCCTACATCGCCTTCTCTGATCCGGATCGTCGCCAATGTGCGCCGGTAGCGATCCTGGCCCTCCCGGTTGATTTCAACCGGCCCGGAGCGCAGGAGCTGGGCCAGTCTCTCCTTGGTGCGCAGCGCCAGCTTCAGTTCCGCCTCGCATCTTGAGCGGAAGCTCTCAGGAGCATCGATGTTGAGGATCCGGATGCGCTCGCCCTGAACGTCGATCGTGTCTCCGTCGATGATCACGATGCGCCGGCCGTCCACGGTTTCCGCCCTGGCGCCGTACATCAGAAACCCGAAAACGAAGAGTGCCAGTGTCAGGAGGGCTGATCCAACGCCGATGCGAAGGTAGTCGGTCCGATCCTCTCTTGCCTTCCGGTGCTGGTTTCGGAAGCAGAGTTGTTCAGGAGAGGGCCTTCTGGGATCAATCGAGCGGTTGATCAT